AGCTGTTCGAGTAGGGGTGATACTATGCAGAAAATAACAGCATTTACAGACTGCAATTCCGAAAGTATTGTGGTAAGACTTCCATACGAAATGATTGTTCAGATTATACAGCTACTACCGGTATCACCAGAGCAGGAAGAATTGACGGAGCGTGTAAAGGTTGCAGCTCACAGAAGCAATAAGCTGACGGAAATGTTGAAGTCGGCAGGGTTGTATCTTTAGGACCTGATATGATGTTGTGGTGAAAAGACAATGCAGATAAGCAAAATAACACTAGAGAATTTTTGTGGAGTACAAAGCCTGACCGTAAATCTAAACGGAAAATCAGCAGATATTATGGCAGCAAGCGGAGCTGGAAAAACCGCTTTAGCTAATGCCTTGCCTTGGCTTGTGTGTGGGTGCTCGTATGACGAATGTAGTGAGTTTTATCCCATTACCCTAGGCAAACAGACAAATTACCAATGGGGTAAGGTAGATGTTACATTTATCCTGCCTAGCGGGGTTGAAGTTTCACTAGGTAAAGCGTATTACGAATCAGCTTTTGCCTACAATGTCTATTATGATGTCGTGGACAATGCCTGTGGGTGCTACTATTTTATCAACGGAGAAAAGACATCCAAGGTATCATTTGAAGAACTGCTGCTGGAAATAACAGGCTGTACCAGGGACGAATTATCATTGCTTTTTGTAAACGAATATATATGGAATATGGATTATGCAAAAAGAAGAAACCAAGTGCTAGAATTTGTCCCCAGTGTTACTGACGAGGAAATACTGGGGAGAGATGGGCGATTAGAAATGCTTGTCACTATTCTCAAAGAGAATGACATGGATGTGGTTGCGTATAGCAATCTTGCCAGGGCACGCAGAATGGCACTAAAAGATGAAATTACAAACCTGCCTAAGCACTTACGGGACATGGTAGACGAATTGCCAGACTTTAAGCAGGAATCTGTGGAAGATGTAGAAAAAGAAATAAAGGAATACGAGGAAAATATTTCATTGCTGGAGCAGCAACGCCAACACATTGATGAGAGTTATGATGTAAAAGAATGTTTGAAGAAAATTCATTCCCTAAAGATAAAGATAGGTAAAGCCGAGAAAGCGTATTGCTTTCATGCTATAGAGAGTAATAAGCCAAAGGAAAACATCATACGAGAATTGCTACTCCGTGAGGGAGAGCATATCGCTGTTGTGCATAGACTAAGAGCAAGCATTAAGACCTTAAAAAGGCAATACAATGATGACAAATCAAATGAGTGTGTGAAAAATGCACTAAATGATAAATTGTTGGAATTAAGGGAAGCTGTAAGAAATCAAAAGAACTGCCACAATGATATAGAAGCCTTGAAAATGTCTTGCGAGATTGTGCCAGATTACAGCCTTACGGAGGAATTTGCTGTTTTAAAAGGGCGTATAGATGTTTATGAAGCACGAAAGGCGATTGCTATAGAAGCAGAAGAACAGAGGATAAACCAACTTGTTGAAATGAACCACAAGGCTATAGAGGATGCAAAACAAAGAAAAGGAGTCTTAATGCAAGGCGAACGATTACTAGGAATCCTAAATCAAGAGGTGGAACATTATCTTGAATGTCATGCAGAGTATGAGAACCTAACATACCTAATTGATATGTGCAGACTGTATGCTCTTTGCAAGGCAAGGCTGCTTAATGAAAGAATGGCAGAAATATTCCCTACATTGCGATTTGTTTTTTATGAAATGCTGGCCAATGGCACAATGATAGAAAAATGTTCGCCAACTGTGTGCGTGAATGGTGAGTTTGTCCCATTTGCAATTGCTAGCAGGAGCGAAGTTCAAAATGCTAAGTTAGAGATGGCAGAAGCATTACGGCTGTTCTATAACAAAGATATTCCTATAGTGGTAGATGACTATTTATCAGCAGATGGCTGTATAAAGCCGTCAGAGCAGTTTGTACGCATGATATACGACAATAGGTATAAATATATTACCGTAGATAAAAAAGACTAAGGAAAGGATGAAAACATGAATAACGAAACTAACAACACAAATCAGGCACGGGAGAATAATGAAGCTAGGGAAGCGATACGTGAAGTGTTAGAGAAAAATGTTGCCATCAAGGCTGTACTGGGAACATTGATATTCTTTACCATAGTCGCTGTTATTGCACTGCTTAACGGAGCTGTGGTAGCTTTAGGGCTACTGCCTATATTAGCTGTATTGGGGTTGATTTAATTGGCTAGACCTATAGAAAACTTAATTGGACAAAAGTTTGGGTATTTGACTGCCCTGCATCCAGAGAAAAGGAATGGCATTATTGAATGGCTGTGTGTGTGTGAATGTGGAAATAAGATTTTTGTTCGCACCTCATATTTGAAGTCTGGCAGGGTTAAGTCGTGTGGGTGCATGAATTGGGATCAGCAAAAAAACGATAAGGCTATGAAGTACAAGCTCAGGCAGAATTTACGCAAGGCAGCACTAATGCGGAACTTTGACGGTATGATTATTAATTCAACAAAGAGTACTAGAGGTGAGGGATTGAGTGCTGTCCGAGGGGTAAATTGGCATAAGGGCAATCAAATGTGGGAGGCTCGAATCTTTGTAAATGGAGAGAATCACCATTTGGGGTACTATAGAACACTTGATGAAGCTGCAAAGGCCAGAGATAAGGCCGAGAAAAAGTATCTTGCACCTGTTATTCGCAAGTACAACAGAATAAAGAAGAAATTGGAACGGCTCGTTCAGGAAGAATGGGATGCTGGCAAGGAAGCACGCATAAAGGAACTGAAACAGCAGTTGGAGGAGTGGGAGAAGCGTAAGGAAAATGTAGACCGCAGTTTACGAAGTGCAGAGGATAGGAGGAAAGCAAGACATAATGCAAACAGAGATAAAAGACGAGAGGGTTTCAATCCTGACTTACAATGATTATTGCACGTTGGCCAAGGAATATCTGAGGTCGTACAATCAATTTAGAAGCACTTTGGAAAACCTCAAAAATGACAAGAGGGATATGTACAAAAGACTCCAAGAGTATGAAGATGTATCAGCAGGTGTCAGCAAATACGGATTGGCTGCTACTGTACCAGCTACAGGAAGTTCTGCTGGCAGTGTTGTGGAAAGAACATCGGAGAAAAGAGAGCGTGTACGTGTAAGGCTAAAGGCGATAGATAGGGATATCGAAGAGTTGGAGACTATTATCCGCAAAATAGACCGAGCACTTACCTTTATGCCGACCATAGAGGGCGAAATGGTACGCCTCCACTTCATTGAAAGATTCAAGTGGTATCAGGTAGGAGAGTCGCTGGGCATGAGCCGTCATTGGGTAACGGAGAAAGGAAATGAGGCATTGAAGAAAATGGCATTAATGCTGTTTGGAAGTGTTGCAGCAATGCCAGAGCATAACAGATTCTGTTTTGTGAAATAAGAAAAGGAGCACCAAACCTTGCGGAATGGTGCTCCTTTTTACTTTGTGATACGCTTTCGCTTTGAAGCGTATTCGCTCAATATTTTGAATATCATGTTGTTCAATGAACGATTATCAGCCCTGCCCAACTCTACAAGTGCTTCTTTCAGCTGGGGAGTAATACAGATGTTACAGCGAACCTTCTCTTCACTAGATAAGAAATTTGCCATTTTTGTAGCCCTCACTTTCGATAATATTAACTTTATTATATGTTTACTATGTGCTATTGTCAAACTCAAACGCATATATAATGCACATTTGCACATAATTATGTTGCTAGAAACGGCTACAAATAGTATAATATAAAGGTAACAAAAAGAATTTTGAAAGAGAGGTATTTTAGTGAGAGTTAGCAGTATAAAAAAGGAAATTCAGCGTAAATATGATTTTCGGAATTGCCGTATTGGTACGGAGCGTTTTCCGTGGGACAGGGGGTATCACGAGGGATATTTAGATGCCTTGAAGAGTGTTCTTGACCTGATAAGCAAGGAAGAGGCTAAGGATAACAGTGAGCATTGGCATCCAAGATACGGAGAGGTTTATTTCTTCCTTGAAACCTTGAATGTGGGCACAAAAGATAGACCTACAGTTTTTGCCGGTATATGGAGAAATACTGAAGCTGACCGCAAGAGAAATGAACGGAATAACTGCTTTAGGACACAAACCTCTGCAGCAGCCTACAGGAGAAATATTTGTGTCGATGAAAAGTAATGCGTAAGAAGCAAGAGAAAGATGAAAAATGTGATGGGGGTTAGCAATATGAGTTGAATAATTTGTGAGTTACTTTCGGTAACTCTGTCAGAAAAATGCTAATTCGCTAATACTTTGGAGCCGTCGAGGAACTTCCAGACATTGTAAAATATAAGAGGTGGAAATATGGATAACAATATCAAGATATTTGAGAATAACGAATTTGGTAAAGTGAGAACCGTCATCTTGAACGATGAACCGTGGTTTGCGGGGAAGGATGTGGCTGCTGCACTTGGGTACGAACGAGAAACAAAGGCTGTTGTAGACCATGTAGATGATGAGGATAGAAAAATGGTTGATGGGAAAACTCAGTCCTGTTTTGGGATTGAGTTAGGACAACGTGGCGGTTGGTTGATTAATGAGTCTGGTGTTTACTCATTAATAATTAGTTCCAAACTACCAACAGCAAAGAAGTTCAAACGCTGGGTAACATCGGAAGTCCTGCCCTCTATCCGCAAGCATGGTGCCTACATGACAGAGGACACAATCAAAAAAGTCATAGCGGAGCCTGATTTCATAATCCAGATAGCGACAGAGCTGAAAAAAGAAAAGGAACAGAATAAGCAGTTAGCGGCTACCTGTTCCCAGCAACAGCAAATGATAGGAGAGCTAAAACCAAAAGCTGACTATGTTGACAGAATCCTAAAAAGTGACTCCCTAGTAACTATCACTCAGATTGCTAAAGATTATGGCATGAGCGGTAAGGCTATGAACAAAGCACTTCACGACCTGCATATTATCTATAACTGCAATAGGCAGTGGCTTTTGTACAGCCAGCACCAAGCAAAAGGGTACACTTTCTCGGAAACAGTGGATATTCCTTTGGATGATGGCACCACCAAGGTCGTAATGAATACTAAATGGACGCAGAAAGGAAGATTGTTCCTGTATGAGATGTTGAAAAAACATGGAGTGATTCCACTGATTGAAAAACAAATAGGAGCATAAATCATAGTAAAATAGGAGAAAAAATGAGCGTAAAAAGGAAATTGAAGCGGACAGTAGAAAAGGCACTGGCGAAGAAAACTACCAAGGAATTAAAGCCACATTTGAAATATTATCGTGCTGGCAAGCTATTGGCAGAATCTAATGTGGATAGAATAGGAGAGTTTTGCAGGGCTTATTTTATCCCAATGTTTGGCTATGTTATGCACAAGCATTACGGATTTGGCTTTACCAGGCTAGCCAAATTGAGCGACGAGCTGGTGAGAATGATAAACCTTGTGGCAGAATCAAACACTGCTGACAAAATGAGGGCAAAAAACATCTTCATTCAGGATGGGGACCCTAATGTGCCACACCACTATATTACAGCTCCTGAAATGGTAGAGGATTTGGAAATTGAGTGCAGGTACAAGTTTGAGCGATACCAAAAGAAGAATCCACCTAAGACAGCCAGTGCGGAAGAATATGCTAAGTGGATAGCAGGAGATATGGCTGGGGTAATCACAGATGATTTAAAGATAGTATGGCTGCATACATTATGGACAACATTCGGATTCGGAGCAAAAAGACTGACCGACTGTGCAAACTACTTAAAGCAGTATATGTGGCAGAACAAAAAGGACTTTATGAGCAAGCTAGAGGAAATGGAGAAGTGCCATCAGGGCAGTGAGTACATACAATTCACCAGTATCAGGAAAATGCTGGACAATCTGAATGTAGATGATGAAATGAGCATGAGTTTGACAGTGGCATAAAGGCGAAAAAGTCTTGACTTTTGGTGCGTACATAATTATAATTGTGTATTGTTAGGAGGTGAGAAAATGAAGCCTCGAAGAGGGCGACCACCTAAGACAGGACAAACTAGAGATAAAAAGATGAATATCAGGCTGAGTGGGCAAGAACTACAACGGATAGAAAAATGTGCCGAGCAATTGTCCTTAACTAGAACTGATACACTTTTGGCAGGTCTTGTCTTGTTGGAAGCGGACATAGAAAAATGTCAACAAAATAAATAGCACTGTTTTCGCTTTGGTCGGCTGGGAACAGTGCTATCAGAAAAACAAAACCGAAAGGCCTTGCTAAATCTATTATAGCAGACCTTTCGGTGTAATGAAAGGAAAACTTAATATGAATTTTGAATTGGTGTGCAAAGATGGTGTGTTTTATGCCGATAGCCGAGAGGTTGCAGAGATGATTGGAAAAATGCACAAGAATTTACTGCGTGATATTGATGGCTATATCTCAACAATTTCTGAAAGTTCAGATTTGAGCTTTCAAGATTTCTTTGTTGAATCCACATATAAAGTGGCAGGGAATAACAAAACCTATAAATGCTATCTGCTGACTAAGAAAGGCTGTGACATGGTAGCCAACAAAATGACAGGCGAAAAGGGAATCCTGTTTACTGCTACCTATGTGAATAAATTCCATGAGATGGAGCACCAGCTGGAACATAACAGCCTTAATCATGTGAATGTTGTACAGCGTATATCAGACAGAGAGATTCAGCTGGAAGAAAAGAAACTAGCCCTAGAGGAAAAGAAATTTCTCTATGAGAGCTGGCTGAAACTTTCAAGCCTGACAGATATTCCAGAGTACAAGCAGATTAGCCAGTCATATGCAGCCAACACATTGGCAGATAAAGAGTTTTTTGCACTACCACAGGTAACGGAAAAGACCTATACCGCCACCGAGGTGGGTGAGATGTTAGGCATATCAGCTAACAAAGTAGGCAAGCTGGCTAAGGCAAACAACCTGAAAATAGATCCGTATGGCAAGTGGTTCTATGATAAGTCCAAGTATTCAGGTAAGCAGGTAGAGTCGTTCAGGTACAACCAAGCTGGGGTAGAGGCTATCAGGAAAAAGCTGAATGACAGTGGTAATCATGGTAAAATCATAGGCTATGAGCCTTATGGTGGAAGTGATAAGCTGGTGGCCTTAGTGCAAAAGTAAATCAGGAAATTCAGGGCAGGGGCATCCACTTTTGGTGGGTGTCCTTTTTTGCTGTGAACCCAGTCGGCTAAAGGTTTTTCGCTGCTTGCACAAATTGAAAAAGACTGTGAAAAATGGTAAAATATCAGTAGGAAAATTAATAAAGAGAGGTGATTTTATGGCCATTAAGATTGTGCCGTCATACTTAACTATTCCAGAGGGTATGACCATCGACCAGCTGGAGAAGTTCATTGACACAATGAATCAGGGACTAAAGGATGTCCAAGCAGCGTACACCGCCATCAAGGATAACACCGAGCCAGAGGAGAACGAGGAGCTGATTGCAGGACTGGGAGAAAAGCTGGCAGGGAGTATGGCAATGTCCTATACTGCACTAATAGCCTTATCCAAGGTAGCGGAGCTGAAAAACTATCCTAACAGTTTTGTAGATGATGCTATCAAGTTTACCAATTTGGGTAATAGGCTGTGCCGGTATCATTCTGATATTTGCTAGTAATTTCAGGTAAAAGAAAAGCCCTGCCATAATGGCGGGGCTTTTGATTGATTGAGGCAAGAGATTAACTTTTTAAAACGCCCCATTTCTTGGCGTTTTCACGCCAAGCTGTGGCTTTTTGAACAATATCAGTCCGCTCATGTTCTTCTAGGATTTCCACTCGGTCCCAAATCGAAAGCCCTACATTATGCCCCAGTAGAGAACAAGGATTTGAAACTCTCATGTTTCCGCTATTGAAGTCTTCCAAAGCAACGCGTTTTACAGTGTCAGCTCTGCGACCGCAACCCCAATCGTTAACATCTGCTTCTTCATAGATTCTTATGAATCTATGTACACTACCATCTGGATAGAAAAACACTTCCCGTCTATACGGGTTATGTCTTTGGGTTTCCGCATCTTGCGGATCATCAAAGAGCCATTTTAATTCTTCGATAAAAGTGGCTTTACTCAATCCTGTATAAGCATTGCATTCGAAAAAGAATTTCGAGTCACCATCGTTAATATGTTTTATCCAAGTATTCAATTTTAAGTCCATATTTTCCTTTGACATTCTCATAATTATTTCCTCCTATTCGCTTATGGTATGATACAAAAAGTATATCATACCATAAGCTATAATACCACCATTATTACCTATTAGCTGGTACTGCAACGAAAGCTCCGTAACCGTACAGGAATCGGTCTTCTTTATCTTTAAACATTACCAGGTCATTGTCAATGCCAGCCGAGTAAATATTGTCGCTACAATCATCTACTAGCTTTTTCATAGCAGAATAGCAAGCCTCATCCTCGTCGCTACTTTCAATCAGGAATGGCAACGGCTTCACCAGCTCGTCCAGATTATAGGTTGATAAATTGTTAAACATAATGGGCGTAATGCGTGCACAATAGACTCTAAAATGCATAAATAAGCACCTCCGAGAACAAAACAGTGTGAAAATGTGCAATAATGCTAGCAGGAATGTTGCTAAAACAACACACCTGCCAACAATTATAGCATTAGCAATTACGGTCGCTCCGCGGTGTTGTAACTACTTTGACTTCCCCAATGCTAGCAGCGGTATCATCTAAAGCCTCAGCTAAAATGTGCATAGGTAGATTTAAATCTTTGTAGCCCCAATATAAAATGTCTAAATAATGCGGGCTGGGCAAGCCAAGGCGACGGTCTTCGTGCATGATATAGGCCATGCCATCGGTCGGTGGATTTGTCCATTTTTCAGGGTGTAAGGATTTGAAATTTTCGATGGGTAAAGTTTTCTTATAATAGAATGTTGGGTGTCCCTCATAGATGTCCAGACGATTCTCATCAGCCTTAGAAATTGCCCAAACCAACACTGGCATCTTGCACAAAACATTCTTTTCAATGGTGGCATAATTGCCAGACTTGCTACCCTTGAACATGAGCTGATAGCCTGAAATATAAGCGATTCCAATGGGTGTGGCATCAGGGCAACGATGGCTCATTTGTTGTAAATCCAAATTAGAACCATAGGCAAGATAAATGGAAAAATTCTTTGTTTTAGACATGATTTTAGCCTCCTAAAAATTGCATTATGTGAAAAGTTAATCATTATCGGATAGTAATACATCTATAAGCCTTAAAAACCACACAATCCCATCAAGAAATGTGTTCAGGATATTCATAAGAAGTATGGGCAGATAGAACAATGTTATGAAGAATGTAATGGGAAATAGAACAAGTCCCATAACACCGCCAAAAGAGGCATCTATAATCTTGAACGTTTCCTTAGAGTCGCTATCAAATCCCAATTACATCACCTCCAAGCGTGCCTGATTCTTTAGCATGAGGCCAATAAGAATCTGTGTCAACTCGCAGACATCAGCGGTGTCAATAGAAATAGTTTTTAATTCGCATTGAGATGTGGCAACATCATCACCCTCATGTGTTGGAGAACATGTCCTTATGCTAGAGTCACGGGCAATATACCAATTACGGCCTTTGCTGTCCTGATACACATATTTGTCATAAACACCACCATAAAAGTCTGTTTTAGCGAAAATGTTTTTGGAAATTGTAGTTGCAACAATGGCAATAGCCGCTGGCCTTGATACTCCGCAAAATTCCAGCTCTACACCAAAAGTGCGTTTTTCCATGTTTTCGTTCATGATAAATACACTCCTTAAAAATACCTTGATAATAATCAGCTCTAAAGGCTTTACACTGCCCACCAGACAAAGCTGATAGGCAGGTTAAAACTTTTAAACACTCCTAATATTTTTTATATGGCTTCCATAACTCTAATAATATGCCCATATGTCATAAAGTCATTAGCTTCACATGGATTGCCAAAAAGAATTGCGTTTCGTATCTTTTGCAAATCTCTTTTTTCAATCTCTATTTGTTCTTCTGCAATTTGTTGTTTTATTTCTCTCCATAGTGCTCTTTTACCAGCTTTTTTCCGATATACAATACAGTTGCATATCGGATTCATAGAAGCTGAACTCGCGTATTCATCACAATTGAAAAACATATACGAATATGTATTACTCATTTTTAAACACTCCTATTTTCATTTTTTAAAGTATGGAGATATTAAGCTCATCAGCGGCCAAGCGAATAGCCTTGTCGAACAAATCCTGAGAAATTGACTTTTCTACAGTGCTGGCCATTTTGCCGTTGAAAAGCTCCCAGCAATCAGGGCCAATCTTGAAGATGTTTTTTTCATCAGTAGCGTCCAGCTGTTGCCCTAACCAAAAAATGTTGCCATCAATGAGAAGTTTTGCAAGAATACCACCAAACTCGTCGTTATATTCACAATCCAGAACTGTCATAATAAAGCCTCCTTTTTATCGCGGTAATCTAGAAGTGACACGTAAAATTTCATCTTCATATATTTTTGAAATTTCGATATGAATATCATTGACTAGGGCGTTGAGGTCTGATATTTTTTCATTCAGCAGGGCAATGGTGTCCTCGACGTGTTCAGATTGTGCTGTTAGGTCTGATATTACCTTTTTGATATATTCGGCTCGTTTGTCTATCAATACATTGAGCTTTTCCGCATTGATACGCTTGTCGTCCAGAAAATCATCTAAGTCACATACAACCAGATTACGTGCATAATCATCACAATCTCCGTCCATGCGTTTTATCTTAATGCTGTTTTTATCATAGCTAGCGTGTATAAGGGTACAGCCAGCTGACTCTAAGGCATTGTCAAAACGCTTGTTATAACACTTGCCATCAAACTGCTGGGCAATAGCTTTTACACCATCGACCAGGGCAAAGGTCTTTTCATACTGAGAGATACGTGCCTGCAACAAAATTTCTTCTTTTGTCATGTCTTTAGCCATAATAAAAACCTCCCAAAAAAGCTAACTATAAAAGAAGCTAACTATAAAAAATACACTTGTGAACATCAGAATTTTATGTTATGATAATAGAGTCAAATTATACCTTTCCAAATGAGCTTATATTCAGGCAAGGAACGGATAGAAGTTGACGACTTTAGCTCCGTATCTATGCCGATGATGATGTGGTCTAGTACGGGAATATTCAGGATTTTTCCTGCCTCTACCAATCGCCTAGTGGTATTAATATCATCCTTTGATGGAGTAGACACGCCACTGGGGTGGTTATGAGCTACGATGATACTGGCCGCATTATGCAGGATAGCAGGTGCAAATACCGACCTCGGCTCAACAACGGAGGCTGAGGAGCTACCCACGGAAATGTCCTGAATAGCGATAACACCGCCCTTGATGTTCAAGCACATAACAGTGCAATGCTCGTATGGTTCATCTTTAAACCAGCTGGTCAGAATGGCGGTGGCATCATCAAAGCCTGTGATGGTTTTAGTCTCGTAAAGATGACTGCCCTCACGAATAAGCTGAAGCTTGTAACTTGCAATTCTTTTCATAGTAAATACACTCCTTGTATGTAAAAGATTGATATTCAGCTTAAAGGCTTTACACTGCCTACCAGATACAAATCTAATAGGCAGCAAAACTTTTAGGGTGGTATCAGTACAACTCAATGTAACCACCAGCAGCAGGGATATAATTGCCCAAGATTTCAAGGTCGCGACCATAGGCCTCATAATCAAAGTACCGAAGTAAAAGGTCTATATCTTCGGAATGGTTACAACCAGGGCAGTTAAGATCCGCAATTACTTGACGGGCTACATCTTCCATGCTGTCACAATTATCGTAAAAGGTATAGTTGCCATCCTCGAGGATTGACAAGCCACGCTCAAGGTCGTGATTGTATTCGTAAAGGATAGCTTGAATAATATCATCGTCCTCGTCAATCTCGTCCAAGCGTTCGGCAATGTCATTTACATGGTCAACGCTTTCGTATTCGCCAAGTTTAACAGGAGACTCCCAATCAGGGAAAAAGTATTCTTCATTCTCGGCATTACAGCCAATTGCAGTCAACACCTCGGTCAGCTCATCGGAATCAATAGGGAAGTCAATCCAACGGCCTCTGTCGATGCCCTCGTTCCATAAGCCCAGACAAGCAATATAACCTTTGATAGCAATAGTATGGTTTTTCATAATAATACACTCCTTTTTGAGATACATAATCAACATTAGGCTAATAGCCTTTAGAGTGCCACGCTCACAAAAGAGGGTAGCACGATAAAAGTTATCAGTATATCAGCAGGTTTTCCACTTATTAGAAAACCATTCCCTATAAGCTACAATCTCATCATCTTTGTAGATGTACAGGGGAGTTAGACGACCAGCACACAAGCGACTTGCAAAGCGTTTGGCACTAGCTAGACTCTTGCAATCCACAAGGAATGTATTAGATTTGTAATTATCTAATTCTTCCACAATTTGAAATAACATTTTTGAAAACCACCTTTCCAGAATCAGCCACAACGGCTGATTTTTTGCGTTCTAGTTTTTGGCGATAAAAAGCAACATGGAAATGTCGACTGTTTTGTATTGAGGGTAATACCAGTCGTTAGGCTTGATATGGATGGTATAATTGCCATCTACATAGCTGAAAACATGGTTAGATAAGTATTCAGCAAGGTCACAAACAGCCTGTGTCCTGTTGCAATTCATAGCAGTAACAAGCTCGTCAAGCTGTTCAGCATTAGCCTGTTTTAAGACTTTCGCAACCGCCAGCTCATACATTGTCTCGGTATCAAATTCCATAATGTTCACTCCTAAAAGACAAAGGCAGGTCAAAACACCGCCTTAAGACAAAATTTTTCTAAAACTGTCCACCTGTGGTGGAAAATAGGCCAATTTTCAGATGTTGCCCTGCCAGGAACGACTGATAAAGCAATCAGCAGGGAAAATCACCCTAAAAATGCTATCTAGCTATAACAAAAAGTGCATAGCTGGGCAGCTAAAACCGGTAAAAGATGAATACCGAACACTCAATATTCATAAAGGATAACAAAAATCCCGCCTTTAGACTTTTCGCCTTGAAAAAAACTATAACAATTTTGTTATAGTTAATCCGTTAGGCGGGTAAAGAAGTCCACCCACAACCAAATTACCAGCAGGCAAAAGGCTAGATTGAAAGCATATTTTCCCATAAAAACACTCCTTTCAAATGTTTATATGCAAGGTTTACAAAATTTCATAGCTAACCCTACCAGGTTTTGTGAAAGGTTAACAATCACGGAATAAAACCGCTTATGATACCCACCGCCCAGCAAGGCGGTGAGCATTTAAGAGGTTTTATTTATCATCAATTCCAATAGATTGCCCAAGCTCTTTCCCTTGCCAGTTCCTCAAGCAGGTCGTGCTCTTTGTTGGCTACTAGGGCATTGATAATTTTTACATCTAACTCGGACGGTGCATTGTTGATATAGCATATATACCAGCCCTTACCAAAGCAAATATCATAAAGGTGATTTAGGAGGGCGTGCTCACCATTGCCCCACATATCGTATATGGTTTGGTCAAAGTTATCGCCGTACATATCCATGAGGTCGTCAGCACATTCGATATAATCTCTCCATAAAATATAGTAATTAGAGTTACTGCTGATTATGCTTTTTTCAGCAGACAAGGCCAGCACACCAGCAAGCTGGTCGGCTGGATAGTAGTTAATAGCGTTTGACCATGTATGACAAATGTGTACATCACACTCCCGCTCAATTACCATTTCAACGGCAACCTGGCTGTTTTTTACGGCCTCGACCAGCTTTGCCTCAAAATCCCAATATTCACTATATGCATACATTTCCATAATAAAACACTCCTTTGTATTGCTTATTATTATTCTGACTAATAGCCATTAGTCTGCCCACTACCTATGCGGGTAATGAGCAGGTAAAGGCTACAAGGTCGGCAGGGAATACACCGCTCCTCCGTTGGGCATTATGGCAGTGTACTGTGCTGATAGTATGCCACATATCACACCGCCAGCTGTAGCGAGCTAGCTATGGCATACCGTTTCTGTCAGCGTGTCCGCTACATCATCATAGCGGGTGGGCGTACTACACCTGTAGCACGACTTTGGGCTGTATGCGGTTTTCAAGGTACAACCGTTCCTTGCAGGTGGCTTACACCTGTGGGTAGACTACTCCCTGTCCTGCCTCCTATTTCAGGACGACTTTAATACATCTATTTGTTCGCTTTTGTTTGGCGGTTGCGACTCCGCCTGTGCGGTACACGCCCCACACGGCTGGCGGGCAGGGGGAGGAGGTTTTCAACTTTGTTCCTGTTCCCCTTGACAATTATATTATACCGTAATTCCTGTATAATGTCAAGGATTTTTACAATATTTTTTAGGCAGCTGTGTGTATTTTTTATATGGCGTTTTGTATTTTGCCAGAAGTCAAGCGGGTGTTTGCTCGGCACTGCCCCAGGCCCCGAGCCTCGGGGTTGCATGGTCTAGCTCTAAAATTTTTCCCAAATTTGAAATCCATTTGTGCAAGGTTAATCAACTGCGTTTATATATCGTAAAAAGTATTGACAAAAAAACAAAAATGTTGTATTGTGTAATTACGATAAGTTAGGAGGAATTTTTATGAGAGCACCAGAAGAAACAAACTTGCAAATACGAATAACTAAAGCGGAAAAGGAAAAGCTGAAAGCGATAGCAAATGCAAACGGAAAAACACTATCAGGTTATTTAAGGGATTTATATATGGCTGCCGTTGCCGAATATGATGGTAGTGAGGTAGCAAGTTTTGATGGGGCGGAAATAAAGCGTAAGGAGTATACCCCAGGTAAAAAGGAATGGTGTAGCTGTATATATAAGACAAATGCAGAAACCAAAAAAGTAATCACAGAGCTTGCCACTAAACTTGACACAACACCAAGTCTATTTATAAAGAAACTTATGATGGATTGGCTGGAGGCTAAAACCAATGGGTTAGAGTTAGGAGATGTCGAGATTACCAAGAGAACAAGAGGAACTGTAGAGAATAACGAAAAGATTTACATACAGCTGACATTGCAGGAAAAAACAACATTCAAGACGGTTTTATCGGAATTAGATAGGACTATGCCAGCCTTGATAGACACACTGATAGATAACTACGCAAAGTCACAGCACGATGAACCAGAGGGAGTGTAAAGCGATATGGCTGGAGCTAAAGAGAGTACGATACAAATTAGGGTTGGCGAAGAGGAAAAAGCACTACTAAAGGCATTGGCAGAGCAAAACAACACAACATTGTCTGAGTTTGTAAGGTCACTATGTAAGAAAGAGATTCTATCCGTTATGAATATAAAGGAGAATCCTACAACAACACAAAATAATCAGATAAATGAGGGAGAGGTAGATTTAGCTCAAAAGAGTATCACCATACCAGGGGGGAGAGATTGGGTTAGTTATGTTTATAAAACTACCCCAGAAAGAAAACTAAAAATAGAAGAATTGGCCAAACAGCACAATACTAGTGCAAACATTATGATAAAAAACCTATTGATGAATTGGCTAAAGAATGTACAGCAGTACGATAATTACAGCTTGTCTGTACAACCTAGAAATAGGAATGAGGATAACAGTGCTAAAATATCCGTGTCGTTAATTAGACAAGATAGAGAGGATCTTCTGTGGAATCTAAAACAATTGGGGTATAAATTAGCAGCACTGATAGACACACTAATAGACACCCATGTACAGTCACAGCACGACGAACTGAAAGGGGAGTAGCAGTCATGATTAAGAAAGCAATTACCCTAGCGGTGGTGTTAGTTATGTTGATAACAGGACAGTGCTCAGCCTATGATAGACAGGCTTATCCGCTGGATAGACTAATTAATATGGGAGCAGAGATGTTCTATTTGAAATTACAAGAGAGGCTTCTTCCAGGTGGGTATGTATGGGAGGAACTTCAAAAAGAAGATAATTGTCGCTATGTAGGTAAAGCAAGTGTAGATAACACTTCTTGTGGTATTGTTCTCTTATCTTCAAACAGCGGTTATTTAAAAACCATGCAGATAAGTTTCTATGGGACAGATGCCCATGCTGCAAGCTACGTTTATAGTACAGCTATGGAAATGATGGGTATATCGGAACAGGAAACAGCCCGTCTGATAACAGATGCTACTAGGGATAGCTATCATACTGCTTATGGACTTGTACCTTTGCTTGACAGACAACGAGCCATAACAGTCCAACTCAACCATAATTCCAGTAGCGGAATTAACAGAATAACAGTTAGCATATTTGATGATTGAATGATATGAGCCAAAAAGGAGGAGCAACCATGATTAAGAGAATAGTCACTCTAATAATGATGTTAGTTGTACTAATAGCTAGCCAATGTTACGCAGCACAGCCAAGAATTGCTGATGTTGGAGCAGAAATGTTCAGACAAAAATTCATGGAAAACAACAAAACTTTTGTATCGGAGTTTTTACCGAAAGACTCAGCACAAAAGTTTATCATACCGGGGGTTTTCCAAACAGCACATCATATGTGTTTCTTACAAGCGAAGAACGAAATGGAGTTATAATTTATTCCAATCAAGAGGGATATGTTGAATGTGTTGTTGTTATGGGACTTGCAACCAGCACCCAAAGAAATATACAACTAATGGCTACCGCTATGAAAGCGGCCATGTCATTGAGCCTTGATAATGATGAAATTAGCTGGCTTTTCAGCGAGGGCACAACTTTTGACAGAATGTATATGGGTGTTGTTCATTGTAAATCATCGAATAGAGACATATATCTCACGAAAACTATTCTCCCTAACGGAACCAAAGCATTTTGCTTTGACCACATTCCAGCCTCGGTACGCTTTAGCCACACATAAAAATGTGATAAACCCAGCCAAATAACCCATAAAAATGTGATTCGAGCAATTTGCCCAACTCCCTCGAATGATGTATAATAACATCATAAATTCCGTTTCAGCACACTTAGCGGAAATACCAAGCATAAGACCACCCAGAGTACCTTTTGGGTGGTCTTTGTGTGTTTAGGCGGTTTCGTTAAGGAATTTGTTAATAAAGTAGGTCTGACCTTTACCTGTTACCTTGGTGGTTTTAGTAATCTTAGTGCTTTCATTAGGGGGAACGATGGTTCGTTCTTTTATTTCAAATAGCCCAAGCTTCATGCTCTTTTGAGTGGGCATATTGTAGTCAGTTCCTTTTCTGCTGATTAGATAGCCGTGTTCTCTCAGCCACTTAAACAATCTTTTTTCACCTGTGTCTATACCATTCTGCTTAATTATTTTAGCAAGTTCGCCAATCAGAATAGATGTTTTGGCAGTTTCCACAGCCTCAGCGAAGATAATTTTAGGCTTGTTCTCGATAAGAGCTTGTTCGGCTTTCAATCTATCAGCTCGTTCTTGTTTCAGGTTGGTCAATAGCTTAATCATGGTATCAGGGTCGGCTAATAGCTGGTCTACAACCTGTGGCGTAATATAGGCACCGTTCTTACGAATGCTAGGTAATACTTCATCAAACACCCAGCTCTCAAACTTCTCTGCTGCTGGCAGTTTTGAATGAGTGATAAGCCTGTATACATCGCCCTCTGTAATAATACTTACGCTTTGTTTACCGCCGTTCGTAAGGGTGTCGTGTTTTGCTACCCCCTTGCAGTGCCTCGAAATCGCGTCATGTGGATTTGAATATCCAAGCATTTTCGCCACATCGGAAGCGACAAACATAATCTTGCCATTTTCCTCTATGGTTCTAAGGGTTCCAAATTCCGCACTGGTGAAAATATCCAATTCTTTTGACATAATACTTTGCTCCTTTAGTTTTTCCACATTGAAGAACTTCACTAACACTTCAAATTAACTTCAATACTTCCAAATGCTAGTCAGTTGTCAAAGATTTGTTGACAACTGACTATATTCTCCATAGACCTACAAAACATTTGCATATCGGAAACATTTTTGTTATAATAAAGCTACAGACGGAACTTAAAAGCGTTGTATTACGTGTTAAGAACCTAACGATGGAAAAAGCGCTGCTACCAAACTTCAAACCACTGGGGCGGTGCTTTTTATTTGTATCATATTATATACCAATTTGACCAGCAAGACAATAAAAATGTAGTTTTATTTGTATTTTTTTTAAAGTAGTAACTACAAAAATGCATTTTCTTCAAGATTCACAATGACCAAATCCTGCATTTCTTCCAAATTTTAGTAGACTGTTTGGGGGAGTACCATAAAAATATCCAAGAGTTCAGCGAACAATACAAAGCCTGTCTGAAATGATTTGCAAGGGTTTTTGTAGTTGACAAAACGCACATATATCCGCTATAATGTGATATGATGGATAATAAAGTATATAGATATTTGCAGACTGTTTGCTAAAAGGCAAGCGGTCTTTTTTATTGGGGGCAATGAGATGTACAAAACAGAGGCTAAACCAAGAGTGGTTACAGCTGATGGTGTACCAGTATTCTGTGGGCATGATGAGATTTTAAAGATTAAGGATTTGAAGCCTAATCCTAAAAATCCTAATCAGCACAATGCCAAGCAGATAGGGCTACTGGCAACAATCATCAAATCAAACGGCTGGCGGGCACCTATTACTGTCAGTAAAAGAAGCGGGTATATAGTAAAGGGGCATGGTCGCAGACAGGCAGCAATATCAGCTGGCCTAAAAGAAGTACCTGTAGAGTATCAAGATTATGCTACTGCGGCAGAGGAAAACGCTGACTTGCTGGCTGATAATCGTATAGCAGAGCTTTCAGATATTGATAATGACAAGCTCATGGATATGATTAAGGATACTGACTTTGGCGAAATGCCTGTAGAACTCACAGGTTTTACCACAGAGGATTTAGCTGATATTCTTAATGAAATTGAGAATGGTGATGATGAGGTTGAAGATGATGGTGCGGATTCCGAATCTGACACCGATGAAGAGATCCCACCATTTACCAAGCCTAATGATTTATGGCATTTGGGTGACCATAGACTTTTGTGTGGCTCTGCAACAAGCACAGAGGATATAGATAGGCTGATGAATGGCGATATGGCACAACTTGTACATACCGACCCGCCATATGGTGTTAGTTTTGTCGGAAGCGGTCGTGGCGAGAATAAATTCGGCATGATAAAGAATGACGATAAGACAGATGATGCCTTGATGGGGCTTTTAGTGCCAGCATTTAAGAATTATATGCGGTACACCAAGTCGGATGCTGCTTTCTACGTTTGGTATGCCTTTGCTTCCAGGAGAGAGTTTGAAGATTCTATGACGGCTGTAGGACTTATCCCTAAGCAGCAGATAATTTGGGTAAAGAATAACTTTGTGCTTGCCCATAACGATTATCATTGGATTCACGAACCATGTCTTTATTCAGAGAAAGCGGGGCAACACGCAAAATTCTTTGGTGACCGCTCCAATGTTACGGCATGGACAGCGACAGTCCGTACCGGTAAGGATATGGCCACCACAGTAAAAGGCGGTGTAGTGCTTACTGATGGAGATGGACACAAGATAGCTATCTCCGACAAGACTGTCAAAGGCAAGAAAATGAGGTACATTCGCCTTGATGAAAACAAAAGCGTATTCCTCTATAATGAACCTGCTAATGGTACTGTTTGGGAATTTGCTAAGGAATCACACCCAATCCCCCCTACGCAGAAACCAGTGGAAATACCTGCCAAGGCTATTTTGAACAGCTCTGAGGCTGGTGATGTTGTACTTGACTTCTTTGGTGGCAGTGGTAGCACACTTATTGCCTGTGAGATGACAGGTAGGATATGTCGCTCTACAGAGCTTGACCCAAAATATTGCGATGCCATTGTAAAGCGATACGCTGAAATTGCTCCTACTGGAACTATTACCTGTGAAAGAGATGGTCAGGAGTATTCCTATTCCGAGATACAGGCAATGTACCAGCAGGAACACCCAGATGTAATGATAGATTGAAAAGACAATCCCCTAGCGAGCCTCTGATTCAAGCGTAATACCGCTGGGGTTTTCTGTGCAAACAAATAATTTATAACAAAGCAGTCCATGCAAGCTATAGCTCAATAGTTTTGGACTCTTTGTGACATAAAACATCATAATATTTCTCCTATTTTATTTCCCTTTAGGGACTGCTGTGCATATGGCGGTCCCTTTTTAATATACCAAAATAGTTCAATGAAGAACGTTCAGTGATGAAAGATAGAGGTTCGAGTCCTCTGATTGGTCAAAATAGGAAAGGGGGTGGAATGATGGCTGGCAAGAAAAGGAAGAAGCCTGATGATTTCATGGATAAATTCCTAGATGATTGCCAAGAGTGGGATAGAAGATTCGATTTAAAAGAAACAGATTCCGCATATAAGTATTTCTGTATATACAGGGATAGTTCGAGCCTGACGGGCGAAAGGCGTTCGTTGAGAAAGACTGCCGAACAGGCTGGAGTAAAACCTAGCACTTTGAGCGTATATGCCAATAAATACGATTGGTATGACAGAGTTAGGGCATACGACCTTTTTCTTGAAAAGAGCCGCAGGACTAGGTATGAGGAAGAATTGGACAAGATGTACGCTACTCATGCCAAGGTAGGCAATAGCCTTATAGTAAAGGCTATGAAGAAGCTCCTTAACACCCCTGATGAAATGCTTACCATAAACGATGTGATAAAACTGCTTGACCTGGGAGTTAAGACAGAGCGCATTTCACGAGGCGAGGTCATTGAGGGCAGACTCCGTAATCAAAAGTTACAGGCGGAGATTGACAACCTTACCAATGCTAACAATGGTGATACTGTTGAGATTGTCGATGATATACCGCTTGAAAATGAGGATATAGTCGATGATATTCCACTCTTGAAGTAGAGAGGGGGATAATATGGCACGACCAAAGCTATCTAAGCTGATAGCAAAACATTTTTGGGGTGTGCATAATGCTATAAAAAGGCATGATTACACCTATTTTTGGCTACCAGGCGGTAGAGGAAGTACAAAATCTTCGTTTGTAAGTTTGGAGATACCGCAGATATTGCTCCGTAATCCAGATTGCCATGCTGTTGTGCTTAGAAAATATGCCAACACACTAAAAGGTTCGGTATATGGACAAATGCAATGGGCTATAGATAAGCTGGGACTTACTGACAAATTTAGATATTTGACTGCACCGCCAGAGATAACATTTAAAAAGACAGGCCAGAAGATACTTTTTTTGGGTGTTGATGACCCACAGAAGATAAAATCTCTAAAACTGCCCTTTGGATATGTTGGAGTAGTGTGGCTTAACTAAATCAGGTCACGTAAAACGCCCTTAATTCGGTGAAACTCTTACTGCGTAATGGCAAAGACAATACCGAGCAAGTCTATTCTACTATTATGGAAAGGTTTTATTATGGAATGGAAAGAAGTAATTGGCAGCAATGGAGATTACCTTGTTAGCGATACCGGCTGTGTAATGTCGTTAAAAAATCACAGCAAAAGGCTTTTGAAGCCTAGGCCAAGCATTGATGGGTATTTACGATATTCATTGCGTATAAACGGTAAGGCTGTTGAAGTAAAGGCTCATCGTCTGGTGGCAATACACTTTATTCCAAATACAGAACATAAAGAAACCGTCAATCATAAGGATGGAAATAAGAAAAATAACCATGTTGAAAATCTTGAATGGGCAAATAGAAATGAGCAGATGATTCACGCTTACAAGATGGGATTAAAAAAACCAATGCGTGGCATTTTGCAAACTAGACATTTGCTTACAGAAGATATGGTTAAGGACTTACGCTGTAACTATAAATCTCATAGTAAAGATTTTGGTGCTCATGCATTTGCAAAAAAATATAACGTGAGTCTGCCAACCATATATCGCTGTGTATATGGGCGAAGTTATCAAAATGTAGAATAGATGTGTGTAACGACTAACCTTTTATGGTGTAGGGAGCAAGTGCTCTCGAAACAGGGCGGTAGCAGCAATGCTACAAGATATAGTCTGAACTGTGCAGAAATGTACAGAGGGTATACGGAAACGGTATATCCGTAACACAATGTGAAGAGCTGGATTCTTTCAGCAGTGCAGAGGAAATACGAAGTCTTAACCAGTCGTTACTGCGTGGTGGCGATAAATTTTGGGAGTTTTTGACCTACAATCCTCCTAAAACAATGGATAATTGGGTAAATACGGAAAGATTAATCGAAGAACCCGATAAATTAGTCCACAGCACCACCTATTTAAATGTCCCTAAATCGTGGCTCGGCGAGGAGTTCTTCAATGCTGCAGAACGCCTAAAGCAGAGAAATGAAATGCTGTACCGACATGAATACTTGGGAGAGGTTACAGGCACAGGTGGTGCAGTATTTGAAAATGTAGTAGGCGAGGAAATCACAGATGAACAGATTCGTACATTCGACAAACTTTTGTATGGATTAGATTTTGGCTTAACAAAATGGGTCACTTTGGTAGCGATACCATCGATTAAATTCAGAGAACCTGTAAATGCAGGGTGTGCTGCTTAATGCAGTGCTAACGATAGACACCTAAATATCAAAAAACATATTCCTATAATCGCCATTTAAGGGGTGATTATTTTGCTGGTATATAAGTTGACAAATAAAGTTAATGGTAAATGCTATATCGGACAAACATCTAAAATGTTAAAAGAACGTATGCGAAAGCATTACAACAGCGATAAAATGCTCGTGGATAAAGCAATATCGCTGTACGGAAAAAACAATTTTGATGTTGAAGTTATAGACCATGCATTTTCTATTGAAGAATTATACGAAAAAGAAAGATATTGGATAAAGTATTACAATTCTTTAATTCCGAACGGCTACAATCAATGCCTGGGAGGAAAAACATCAGAGGGGTTTAAGCATAGGGATTCCAGTAAAAAATTAATGAGTGAGTGGAAACGTAAAAACTATATTGGTGATAAAAATCCTTTTTGGGGAAAGCACCATTCCACGGAACAAATTGCTAAATGGGAAAAAGAACGAAAAAATAACCCTGTCTATAAAGAAAATGCAAGAAAAGCTAGCCTTGCTTCATTAGAGAAAATACGAAGAAAAGTTCGTAATATTACAACTAACGAAGTGTTTTCTTCTATAAAAGAAGCAGCAGATAAGTACAACCTAAAAAACACTCACATATCAAGAGTGTGCAGAGGAAAACGAAAAAGCACAGGCGGTTTTCTATGGGAATATGTTGATTGATACATGGCAATATCGTGCCGAGCCAATATGTAATTGGAAGGTGTAACGACTAGAGCTTTTGCTCGTACTGTGTAGGTGAAACTCCTACATGGGAAGCACTGAATACCTCTTTTGAGGTAAAGAGATAGTCTATCCCCCTAATAAATATCGGGAAACCGAGGGTATGCGAGTCGCCATTGATCCTCTTGCTTTTACTGCTTCTTACTATGACAAGAAGCATGAAATCCTCTATATTTTTGCCGAAATATATGAGGTAGGAATGAAAAACAAACGAGCTGTTGAGGCTATGAAGAAAATTTGTGAAAACAGACGAGTAGTAGCAGATAGTGCAGAACCACGAACCATCGCAGAAATGCGTGATTTGGGACTGCGTGTTGTAGCAGCACGAAAAGGCCCAGATTCCATCGACCACGGAATCCGCTGGCTACAGAATCTACAAAAGATAGTGGTCGACAAGAATAGGTGTCCTAACACATACAGAGAATTAGTAAGCTATGAATACGATAAGAACAAAAATGGTCAGTTCATCAGCAGTTATCCCGACAAGAACAACCATTCTATAGATAGTATACGCTATGCCACGGAATCCTTGATGCGTGAGCCTATTGATATTCATTCTGCTAAACATACATTGTTCTAAAGGTGGTGATATTTAGTGCCAATACAATATTCTATGAGAGGTTATACCTTTCTGGACGATGCCTATACAGGCGGTGGTGGCTTTCTTGATGGCACCTACCTTTTGAGGCATCCACGTGAGGACGATGCCAAGATTGCTTATCGACAGGAACTTAGCTACTATAGCAATTTTGTAAAGCCTGTGGTTGACTCCTTAACTAATCCTATTTTTCGCAAAATGATTGCTAGGGATTGGTCAAAGGGCAAAGCACAGTTCTTGCCACCATTCATGCATGATGTGGACAGGCTAGGTTCTACCATGAATCGTTTTATGAAGAACGCTGCTAGATATGCTAGACTTTACGGCTCTGTCTTTATCATGGTAGATAACAGCCGTGAGGTGTCATCTAATGCCTTGTCGGCACTTGATGAAAGGAAATATCCTTACTTATACTTCGTAAAACCAGAGCAGGTTATGGAGTATAAGAGTGACGAGCATGGCAAGCTGTTATATATCAAGTACAGAACACATGAAACCTGTACCAAGATTATGGGTGGGGCCAACCTCAATACAGATGAAAATGTATGGGAGTGGTGGCGTGACAAATGGAAAGTCACCTACCATGATGGGAAAGTAGAGGAGTCTGCCAACCAGCTGGGTTTTATCCCTATGGTTACTCTTTATGGTACTGATGCCGACACAGGCGATTTTATGCCGTTGTCCCCAATGATGTCTATAGCGAGAACCAACCTTGCTATTTACAATATCTGTTCCGAGCTTAGAGAGCTTTTGCGAAATCAAGCATTTTCTATTCTGTGTTTTCCAATTACAGATGAAGTCAGCATTGATACCTTGAAACAGGGTATCAGGCTTGGTAGTGATAATATGCTTGTGTACGATGGCAATTCGAGCAAAGCCCCATTCTTTATCTCACCATCAGCTGACCAGGCAAATCTATTGCAAGCTGAAATAAACCGTCTTGTAGAGGATATATACCGACAGGCGAACCTCACAGGTGTGGCCTCCGTTCAGCAGAGAACATCAGGTGTGGCAAGACAGTGGGATTTTGAGCAGACCAATCAGGCTTTGGCAGATATGGCGGAGAACTGTGAAATTGCCGAGCGAGAGATTGTTAAGTGCTTCCTTGCCTATATGGGTGAGGACACAGACTTGGAGTACAAGGTTATTTATCCTAGAGATTTTGGTATTGTAGATGTGTCGGGAGAACTTGATAAGGTTGCAGCAGCTCTTTCCCTTAATGTTGGTTCTGAATTTGATAAGCAGGTCAAGATTAAGGCTACAGAGGCATTTTTGTCTAACATTCCAGATAAGGAGTATGACAAGGTTGTCGAGCAGATACGCACTTCTTCTGACGATGAACTTTACTCACAGATTGAGGGATTAGCAAGGGAGGGTACTTACAACCCAGCTACCCCAAAAACTGCCGATAAGGGCTATTCTGTGCGAGATAAAATAGCAAAGTATTTGGAGGGGCAGGAGCAACTCAAATTACAGGCAAAGAAAGATAGGTTGAAATGACAGTAAAGAAGCAAAAACTGGCGAAAGAAGATTGGTATAGAGCTAGTATTCGCAGTGCCGTTAATGATTTTACAGAGCAATACAAAAACTATATGCAGAACGCTATCGATGATGTTTTTAACACCATGAAGCAGGGGTACGATATTCCCCAGGCAGTAGAAATTGTTACTTCTCGAAAAGGCTTTGTTAATGACAGATTGAAAGAGCTGATAGAGAATGTTTTGACAACAGTTGTCAAGGCTGTAAACGGCAAAACACTCCCCAAAGGCAAACTGCAACAAATCATTAACAGGGCTATGAATGAGCCGTGGACAGATGATGGCGTCAGCTTAAAAAAGCGTATCAGACGGCTGTCCAACGATACCATTTATGAGATAAGGCGTTCCACTATGGCTACAGTAGGCAATCTCAATCAAATTGATATGAAGATCAAGAATATTGAGAAGCTGGTGTTGCAGACCAATGTGGATATTCGCAAGGTGAAAGACCAGTGCAGGGCACTGCGTACTGTAGCAGGATTAGCGACTCATGGCGATAGGAATGTTTCTAAGGATTTGTATCAGCAAACTGAAAGGCTGATTAGAGCACTCAATGGAGATAGTGTCAGAGCACGAACACTGGCAATGAAGAACCTAAAATACACAGCAAGCCAAGTATGGGAATATGCGCTGCCTAACACATTGCAACTTGCCTTTAAGGGCAAAGCAGCATACAGGGCAGAGAGAATAGCTCGTACAGAAGCAAGCAAGTTGTACTTTGAATCCTTTATTGCCCAACATCAAAGCAATCCTGATGTAGTAGCCTACCGATGGAGCTTATCGCCAAGACACAACATATTTGACCAGTGCGATGTGTGTGCCAATATCAACATTGGTTACGGCAGGGGTATTTATCCCAAAAATCTTATGCCGTCCATCCCAAGGCATCCACACTGTATGTGTACTATTAACCCTGTTTACAGAGTTTCTATAAAAGGAAAACACAGGGTTGACATAAATATGGCTAGGAAATATTTCAGCGGACTGTCTGAACGCCACCTGCAAGACCTGTTTGGTATTGCTGGGGCTGTTGATGTTTCATTAGGCGGTGATTGGCAGAAGTATCTGCGAGGTTGGAATGGTTTCAGCAAGCCAAAGACAAGATTTGAATTTGAAGATTTTAATTAGGAGGAAATAGTATGCCAAAGACAAAAGAAGAGATTATTGCAGCACTTGGCACATTGGAAGATGGCAAAGAGTTCGTAAGCGGTCTTAATGCCATTCTAAAGGATTCCAATGATAATGCTCACAAGCTGGAGGAGCTTACCAAGGAAATCGGTGAGCTGAAAACCAATAGCACCACTATTGGCGAAAATTACAACAAGCTGGCTGACTTTATCGGCCTGAGCACTGATGTTACCGACCTTGATGCAGCACTTGAAGCTATCAAGGCTAACAAGGGTAAGGAAGCTAATGCTGATAAGATTACTCTACAGAGTAAGATTAACGAGCTTACACGTGCTCTCAAAGCCTCTGAGGATAAGGGTAAGGAAACTTCTGCACTGGCAAAGGCTGAAAAAGCCAAACGGCAGTCCATGATTAGGGATATGCACATTCGCAATGCATTGGAGGCCAACAAGGCAGTAAATCCAGCTATCACTTCTGGACTTCTCCGTGACAGAGTAAAGGTAAATGACGATGATACCCTGTCCTTTATGGCTGATGACGGCTCCGAGGTTACTGTTGACGAGGGAGTTAAGTCTTTCCTTGAAAAGTACCCAGAGTACAGAGTAAATCATCAGATTCCTGGTGCTGGTGGTTCCTATGGCGGTCAGACCGTTGATAAGATTGATTTTGAGAAGATGTCCCCAGAGGAGTACCGCAAGCTCCGCAAAGAGGGCAAAATCCGTTAATATGCCGATTTCGGCTGATTATATTGTAAAACGAAAGGAATGATTATTTCATGGCTAATTCTTTTTTAACTCCTGCGATTATTGCGCAGGAAGCACTCATGCAGTTGGAAAATAACCTTGTAATGGGTAATCTGGTGAACAGAAGCTACTCTACCGAGTTCAAGGCTAAGGTAGGCGACACCATCACTGTTCGCAAGCCTGTGACTTTCCGTGTTGATGAGTTCAAGGACGAAATTAACCTGCAGAACATTAATGAGAGCGGTGTATCTGTAAAGATGGACAAGCTGCTTGATGTTTCTTTCCCTATTGATTCCAAGGATTTGACTTTGTCTATTGAGCGGTTCTCCGAGCGTTATGTTATTCCTGCTATGGCAGCATTTGCACAGGATATTGATTCCCGTCTGGCACAGCTGGCACTTGATGTTCCTTACTTTACTGGTACTGCTGGTACTGCCCCTGATTCCGTGGCAAGCATTACTTCTGTTCGTAAGATTATGAATGATAATAAGGTTCCTATGGCTGGTCGTAATCTGGTTTTGGACACCGCAGCAGATGCCAAGCTGTTGGAGCTTGACACTTTCAATCGTGTTGATGCTTCTGGTACTTCCGATGCACTTGTTAATGCTATTCTCGGTAAAAAGTTCGGCTTTGATTGCTACATGGATCAGAATATTGTGTCTGTAGCAAATGACAATTTTGTTGGTGCTGCGCCAAAGGTTGCACAGGCTGTAGATAAGGGTGCGGAAACCATGACTATTACCGACACCACTCTTACCGGTACTGTAAAGAAAGGTACTTTGCTGAAGATTGCGGGCACTACCCAGACTTTTGTTGTTACCGAGGATGCCACTGCGGCTGGCAATAATGCCGTATTGAAGATTTACCCTGCTGTTGCTGATGGTATTAAGCAGGATGCAGCAGTAACTGTTATCGGCAACCATGCTGCCAATATTGCTTTCCATAAGAACGCTTTCTCCCTGGTTTCTGTACCACTGGATAAGCCTATGGGTTCTAATAACAGTGCAACTACCAGCTACAACGGCTTGGGACTGCGTGTAACTTACGGCTACAACATCGACAAGAAGCAGGATATTATCTCAATTGATGGCTTGTTCGGTTTCAAGACTCTTACCCCTGAGCTGGCTTGCGTATTGCTGGGCTAAGAGGGGGCATGACAGATGGTTTTGAAAACTGTTACCATGTACAGCCCTGACAGCGAAGCATACCTCGTAAATGAGGCAGATGTTGCTGATTACAAAGCAAAGGGCTTTACTCAGAAGAAGAAAACTGCTACCAAGGCTGCAAAGGCTGACACTAGCACCACAAAGGAGTGATTAATGCATGGCAAGGAGTATTAAGGTTAGAATCCGTTCAGAGGCACTAGAGGAACGATTAGCTAACTTGGGGCCTAGGAGTAATGCTGCAATGCGCCTTGCCTTGCAAGAGTCAGCTGATATGGTGCGTGACTATGCAAAAAAGCACCACCGCTTTAAATCAAGAAGTGGTAAACTTGAAAAATCTGTAATCAGTTCGGTAAGAATGAATAGCGATACAGGAAAAGCTACTGTTCGGCTGGACAGGCGTATTGCTCGTTATTCTAATATCGTCCATGAGGGTGCTAAACCACATTTTATTTTCCCACGAAGAGCAAGGGCTTTGTATTTCTTTTGGGAGAGAATAGGTAGGCGGGTTCTATTAGACTCCGTTTATCACCCAGGGCAGAAAGCAGACCCATTCCTGCGAGAGGCAGCAGAAGCTGTCCAGCCTAATGTTGATGATATTTTCCGTAGACATCTGAACATGCTTATACGAGGAAGCCGAAGCACGAGAAGCAGACAGTTAGTACGAGCAAAACGCATTGCAAGTCGGAGAGGACGGTGAATTTTATGATTGAAATTGAGGGAAAGCGAATTTATTTTAATCCTGATGATGTGGTTGATGCACTGCTTGCTAAGAAAATCACTGACCGTATACTTATCAAGTCATCCCTATACATCGAAGATATGGCTTTAAACTTTGGTGTTCAAAAGGAGGAAATCGCAGACCCTGTGCCGTTCAAGATTGCACGGCTTGCAATGGTTTATGCCCTTATGATGACCGCCTTAGAAAACTCTCGAATGGCTTCTGATGGAAGTCAGGACGGCGCAGATGCCTATGAATTAAAACGCAGGGTTTTTGCCGAGGAGTTAAAACAAATTGAAGCACAGTTGAGTGCAGACACCTTTAGCAACGGTCAGTCAAGCATTAAGATGACTGCACCCTTTGCTGTGCCTATTCTAAGGGGGTAGTAAATCATGGGCAGATTATCTTATTGGTATCCTTTGGCTAAAAGCCTAGCCAATTATCTAAACAATCAACTTAGTGATAAAAAAGACGGCATGGGCAATCCCATACCGCTGTTTGATGGTGTAGATGTTTATGTTGGCACTAAAGGAAAAGGCAGGGATTATCCCTGTATAGAAGTCACATGGGAGTCAGAGTCTAATGTTTCCAATTCTTTACCGACTATAGGCGAAGTCAGCCTATGGGTAGATGTGTGTGTGGAAGCAGACGATGACGAGCCAGAACAGGCATATGTTATGCAGGACGAACTGCAAAGCAAAATCTTTGATTGTCTGCCTAAGTGGCCACCTGTGGCTAGAGAGGACACAGGAATAGCTCCAAATGTTACTATTGAGGAAATAGTATCAGATGGAGATATTTATAGACCTGTGTCGATTTCACGAATAGTATTATCTATTGAATGGAGGAAAGCATATAATGGCAAATAAGTCAGGTTCTAATTCTAACGACTTGTATGTTGGTGCTGGTAAGTGGTATACCTATCCATGGGTTGATGGTATTCCACAGCGTGACGACCTTACCATGATTGGTGATGTTGGTTCTGCTACCCTGAGCACCGATATTACTTCTATCGAGCACAAATCCTCTATGGATCAGGCTCGCGAGGTTATGGCCTCTATTAATACGGAAACCACCCAGAAGCTCACTTTGGAGCTTTATGAGTTTGACCCTGTCAATCTTGCAATCGGTCTTTATGGCAAGGATGGCGTTGTGGAGCAGGTTGCTGGTAATAAGACCAAGCAGTACAAAATCTCTCCTAATATGAATATCCGCCTCATGGACGATGACGGAAATCCATACATGAATGTTTCTGACATTGTTATTAATCGGGTTTCTGTTAAACAGGCAAAGGTGGAAGCAGCTCAGATGACTTCTGCGAATGGTTCTACTGGTACTGTGACCAGTGGTGGTACATATACCGGTATCAAGGACACTACCTACTACATTCGCATTGATAAGGCTAATACCGTTGCAGGTACTGTTACAGACTGTGAGTTTGCGTGGGGCAAGGGCAGTAGCTCTGCAATTGCTTTTGCTGCAGCGCAGAAACTTACAGCAACCGGTACTGCACAGACTTTGGACGACGGTGTTACTGTAGCATTGACTCTTGGCTCTACTGATAGCTTTGTTGTTGGTGAAATCTACAGTATTGATGTTAAGGCTGCTGGCGGTAAGCTGGTAGAGGGTGTTGATTATGTCGTAAACGAAGTTGATATTCGTGGTGGTATTATCAATATTCCTGCCACTGCAAAAATCGACGATGATACCGAGGTTTTGGTGGCTTTCAATGTTCCTGCTATGAAAGCACCTAAGATTATGGGTGGTACTATTGGTAAGATTGAGCGTGGTTTGCTGTTCATCGGTGACCCTAACATTGGCCCATGCTACAATATGGAAATTTGGAAGGCAGCTATTAAGCCTAATGGTGATGTCGGCCTTATTGGTACGGACTTTGCTTCTTTCCAGTTGGAGTGCACCCTGCTCTCCGACAGAGCAAATCACCCAACAGAGCCACTGTACACTATGGCAAAGGTTAAGGCTAACTAACTGCTTGCCCCCTGGTAGATAGTTTAGGATAAAACAAAAAGCACTGCTATTACACAATCGTGTGTTTTAGCAGTGCTTTTTGTGGCTTTTGACCTCTATCAAAGGAGCAAAAAAATGATGAAATATGATGTAAATACATTATAGCAATGAAATTTATATTGGGCAAATTAAGGGGGATTTTTTATGTCAAATGAAAAAGAAGTAGAAGTATTGCTTGCAGGTGAAGAAGTAACTGTTCGTGGCGAGGTTTTAAAGGTAAAGCCTTACAATTGGGTTCAGACCTTTAAGATGGCCAAGCCGTTCAAGATTGTTATGCAGACTGTTATCGACAATGCCGAAAAGGTAAGCACCTTGACCAGCTTTACCAACATGAGTGAAATTCAGCAGGTTTACGCTATCCTTGACTTTATAGCCAGCGTTGACGATGGAGAGGAGTTCTCCAATGCACTGGCAGAGCTTATTGCAGGTTCTATTGGCAAAGATACTCCATATGTTAAGGAACTTGACATTGACGAGGTTATTACAGTCGGTATGGCTGTGTTCAAGGTAAACAAAAGTTTTTTCTCCCAGAAGCTGGGAAAGATAGCAAAACTGTTTCCAGCACCAAAGAAGAAAGAGAAGTAAGTCCCTACGAGGTTATACAAAAACTAATCTCGCACGGACATACTAAAGAACAAATACTCTATGATTATAGCGTTTCAGAAGTCCGTCTTTTCTACGAAAAGGTGGTTTCTGATGAAATGCGTGAACAAGCAGATTTTATTGACGGAATTGTTGCAGGTATTGGCGGTGCTTTTGGTGGGTATAAGCAATTGCAGAGTTCGCTTGCACTTCTTAGAGAGGGCGTGACACACGAATGAGTCAAGATACTGATATTAGTGTTGCCATCACAGGCGACACATCAGATTTACAAAAGAAATTAGCAGGGCTTAAAAAGGAATTAGCTGACTTACGGGTAAATACCGCCAATAATTCTACAGCCGTGGCTGATAAGGCACTGAAACAGGCAGAAGCCAGTGCTAAAAAAGCTAGTGATGTGCTTATCAATGCCAAGCAGAATGTCAAAGAGCAAAAGGATTTGTTGGTTCAGGCCGAGAAAGAGCTAGCGGAAGCCAAGAAAAGGCTGGAAAGCACTCAGCAAAAAGCAAATTCAGCAAAGGCACAAAACAATTTGTCCAATGCTGGCGGTGTGCAGGGAACGGCTAGTAAAGATGAATTGCAAGGGGCTAAACAAGCTGTATCTAATGCCGAGGCTAGAATGAAAGCAGCGCAGAAAGCTGTTGAGAGCGCAGTCAAGGCAGAGGAAAAGGCTACTAATGATCTTGTGCGTGCCACTAATCAAAAGAAATCCGCCCAGCTGAAAGTAGATACAGCCGAAGCAAGACAAAAGATTACTGCTGTCAGCGAGCAGATAAAAGCGTTAAGGGCTAATACACCTAATATAAAGGTAAAGGCTAACACTGGACAGGCACAAACGCAGTTAAGCAAGCTAGAGCGAGTGATACAGTATGTTGATTAAATGGGAGCCGCATACTCGTGACTTTAGTCGTGAGTTAGGCGACCAAGCTAGTCAGCGCATATAGAAATATGTGCGTAGAGATAGATACTCAAAATCTATCCAATACTACTCGAACTGCTGGAAACTCCTAAAGATAGCAGAACTACAACGCAAGGATGAAACAAGCCTAGACGTGAATGTGGCGAAAGCGGAAAAAATCTGCTATATGGCATAAGGTTAAAGCCTAAGTGCTAAAGAATGGACAATCAGCAACTAAGCTCCGAATAGGAGAAAGCTCAACGACTATTCCTCCTGAGGGAAGTACCGCCAAGCGGCGGGAAGTGGGTAGACCGTAACAGGCAAGGCTGACGGACAAGATATAGTCTGTGCTTGCGTGAAAATGCAAGAAGTTCATAAGAGAACTGCCGAGAGTGTAGCGGCTTTCGGTGAACGACAATCTCCCAAATACGACTAAAATAGGATCCTATGATTCTTACATATGTTATTGCCAAATCCATGAAAATCACGGATTGAAATTGAATCTACCGATTGTATGTGCTATAATTATAGACATAGAGTCGGTGTTGCATTCAAGGACAGAAAAGAAGTGATTGACATGGAAAAGGCGTTTAAATTTAGAATATATCCGAACAAGACTCAACAGGTTTTATTGCAAAAGACCTTTGGTTGCACTAGATACATCTATAATCATTTTCTTGCTAAGAGGATTGAGCTGTACAAGCAGGATAAATCCAGCATGTCATACAATCAATGCTCCAAGGAGCTTACAGTCCTAAAGCAGGAACTTACATGGCTAAAAGAACCTGACAAGGATGCCTTGCAAAAGTCCTTGAAGGATTTGGATGTAGCGTACAAGAATTTTTTTGCTCGTCCCGAAGCTGGCTTTCCAAGGTTTAAGAGCAAGCACGACAGACACCAGTCTTATCGCACAAGCTACACGAATGGAAACATTAAGTTCTTGGGAAAGAAGATTCAGCTTCCCAAGCTGGGCAAGGTCAAGATAAAGGACAAGCGAACGCAGCTTGAAGGCAGGATTCTCAATACGACAGTTTCGCAAGAGCCAGATGGCAAATATTATGTTTCCATCTGTTGTACTGATGTCCCCATGGCAGCCTTAGAGTCGGTAAATCACAATGTCGGCATAGACCTAGGACTGAAGGAGTTTGCTATAGCCTCTGACAGCACGAAGTATGCAAATCCTAAATACTTGGATAAATCCTTGAAACGGTTAAAGTTTTTGCAAAAGAGCCTGTCCCGAAAAACAAAGGGCAGCTCAAACAGGAACAAGGCTAGAATCAAGGTAGCAAGATTGTATGCAAGAATTGCCAATCAGAGAAGGGATTTTTTGCAGAAGCTGTCTACAGAGCTGATAAGAAACAATGATGTGATATGCCTTGAAGATTTGCAGGTCAAGAATATGGTCAAGAACCATAAGCTGGCGCAGGCGATTTCGGATGTTTCATGGTCTGAGTTTGTCAGGATGCTTAGCTACAAGGCAGAATGGTATGGGAGGAATATTGTCAAAATAGACAAGTTCTTTCCATCAAGCCAAATTTGCAACTGTTGTGGTCATAAACATTCTGAAACCAAGGACTTGTCAGTGCGAAAATGGGCTTGTCCGCAATGCGGAGCTGTCCATGACAGGGATGTAAATGCAGCTATAAATATTCTAAATAAAGGACTCCGAATAGTTGGAGTATAACATATACAAGAACCGTAGGAACTACGGGGATAGCCCAGTGTACCTGAATCCTAATGGATTCTTGGCTGGGAACCTCGCGACTTTAGTCGTGGGAGGTTCAGAAGGCACATACTGTGAGTGTTAGAGCATCGGGGGTAAACAACCTTATTCATCAGCTTGCATTAGTTAGTGCTGCTTTCTATGGCATAAAAGGTGTTATGAACACTATTCAGGGTTCGTTTGATGCCATCATTGGCAGTGGCCTTGAATATCAAAAACAGATTGAAAACGCTCGTATTGGTATTGCCAGTATCTATGCCTCTATGACACAGATAAACGGCACGAAAACTACCTTTGAACAGGGGCTAGGTATCGCTAATGAGGTTGTTGACAAGCTCCAGCAGGTAGCAGCAGTTACCGCAGCAACTCCTAAAGATTTGCTTACCACATTCCAAGGTTTGGCTGGCCCTGGACTGGGTGCAGGTATGACCACTGACGAGCTTATAAAGTTCACCACCACAGGTGTTAATGCTGCCAAGGCTATGATGTTGCCACCAACACAGTTCATACAGGAATTGCGTGACCTTGTGCAAGGTGGTATTCAGCCAGCTTCCAGTACCATTGCTACAGCATTAGGACTGCGTGATTCTGACATTAAGGCAATGAAAAGCTCCGCTGATGGACTCTTTAAATCCTTGATGGAGAAAATGGAGGGCTTTTCCGAGGGCGCCGGTATGTACACCGAAACCATCACAGGTAAGATGGAACTTCTCAAACAGGCTTTTGTTAGAGCTAGTGCGGAATTTACATCTACCTTTGAGGTGGAGATTAAATCAGCCTTGGACGGAATATCATCGCTTTTTGCTGACATAGATACTAAGGCAGGAACATTCACCATTAATCCAGAAATAACCGACACTATCAAGGAATTGAAACTTGACCTGTTGGAAGTAATGGATATATGGGGTGGTTTTGATGAAGATACAGGCAAATGGTATCCGTCAGAAGAAGCCTTGGATTCATGGGGCAATATATGCTCCTTGGCTGCGGATTTTCGTGACCTTGTGTTGGATATAAGTGATGTCTTGGTGGATTGGTCTCCTGTTATTTCTTCTGCTGTAGACGGACTTACCGATGGGTTGTCTGTTATTACTGATATACTAGATAACATTTTGAGTGTGTTTGATTACACAGGCAAAATAGCTGGTAAGAATCAGGATATACTAGACTTGGTGCATGATATTGTCGAAGCCTATGTCTTTTATAGAGCAGTAGTTAAGAGTATTCTTCTTGTTACAGGGTTAGTAAGAAGTGTCCTCGTAACAATCAGAACTCTTCAAAAAGCTATCAATCTCTTAAAACAAAGCCAGCTAAAACTAGAACTAGCAATATTGGCAGTGCAAACCATACTGAAATCAGGACTTGTCGGTATAGCTGCGACAATCGCTGGTGGCATTGCTGTATATAGCGGTGCACTTGATGGACTTTTTGCGAGTCTAAGTAGCAAAGTTGACGGCATACTAGGTTCAGGAGCAGACGATTCTTATAGGCAACAGCTTGAAGAACTGGACAAACGAAGAAAAGAAAACTATGGGCAGGACAAGCATACAGACCCACAGGCTTTAAGGGACGCTCGTGCTCGCCAAACCAACAAAACGGACGATAAGGCAGAGAAACAGCGGTTACAGGCTTTACAGAAGTCCCTAAACCAAATATTGAAGCGTATCGACAATGCCTTGAAAGACCAGCTCCAACAGCAAAAAGAGCATATGGAAAAGGTAGAGCTTCTTAACAAGCAAAGCAAGATGTCTGTCGATGCTTATTATGCTGAAAAAGCCAATAATGACAAAGTAGTTGCAGAGGCAAATCTTAATGCTTTACAGCAAAAAAAAGATGCTATACTCAGCATTGAGTGGCCAGAGGATAAGCTGGAAGAGCGTGACACCAAGCTGGAACAGATAAACGCTGAGATGGCTAAACAGACACGTGCTTTAGAACTGGCCGCAGAGAGTATCACAGGGTTGAAAGACCTAAAAGAGATAGTCCGACAAGATTTTGCCAGGAATAACTCACAGCAATCTGAATCCGATGTAGTTAGGGCAAAAACTCTATCTGCAATAGAGCCAGAATTGGTTAAATTTGCCGAAGAACACGGCTGGGATAATCCAGGTGAAACTATAAAGCAGGTTATGGATGCATCTATACGAAAGGGGATAGATGCAAGAGAATTGGTTGCCCTTATTCAACAAGAAAGTGGTGGCAAGCGAAATGCTATAAGCCCAGCAGGAGCTATAGGATTAACACAATTAATGCCTGAAACCGCAGCCGAAGTTGGGGTTAATCCTTATGATTGGCGAGAAAATATAAATGGTGGTGCAGCATACCTTGCTAAAATGCGGGGGGCTTTCAATGGGCTTCCAGATATACTTGACCGTGCCATTGCGGCGTACAATGCAGGACTAGGTGCAGTACAGCAATATGGGGGTGTTCCACCATACCCTGAAACACAAGCGTATGTAAAGAATTTTCACGGATATTATGACTCAATGTCATATATTCCAGATACAAGGTATCTCCCCAAGCCATCATCTTCTCCTACTTATGGCTTTTATGCCACAGGTAATAATATGTTAAGGGGAAGCAAATTTGACAGTCGTTACTTAGATGAATTTCATTCTGTTGGTGGTGTAACAAAACTTGATGGAATGAAAGATATTGTTTACAGCATTTTTAATCAAGTTGCCAAGGATTACTTTGATAAAACTGGAGAACGACTCGTCATTACAGGTGGCAGTGAAGATGGTCATGAAGGTGGCGAATACAGTCATGGTATGGGGTGGAAACTTGATATTTCCGTACCTGAAAGAGATCGTGAACTGCTGGCAAAACTTCTTGATTCAGCTGGCATTGCAGCAGGCAATGAGGGCAACCATTGGGATTTATCATTTGGCGGTGGTGGAATAGGTGGTCCCCCAGTCAACAGCCGTCAAACAGGGAATCTGCATAACATTCCGACATTGCAAGATTTCACCGCAACATCAGATATTCAATACGAGTATTACAAAAAGATTGAAAAAGTGCGTGAAGATTCCATGCAGGATAGGATAAAAATTGCCGAACTGTATGGAAGTGCAACTGAGGAAAAAATAGCTGCCTTAGATGAAAAATACCTAAAGCAAATCGCAGAGATCTATACCCAATTCCCTAATGAGATTGGCGAAAAACGAGTGGCACAGTTAAAAGTGCTCTGGGATAATGAAAAACGAGGTATTCGCTTTGAGGGTGCAGAAAAGCAATTAAAATACACCCTGAAAGACCTTGAAGCCAGCAGTGAGTTGATGGGGGATAAAATCGTTAATGGTGCTGTCAGCCTAAAAGATGGCATAGATAAATACTATGACCATTTCACAGGCGATAATTCCTCTGTAAAAAAATACCTTGACGAACTCGAAACACTCATGCGAGAATACGAGAGTCAAGGAAACCTTGAAATGTATTGGAAAGTGCGTGACGAAATTGAAAACACCAAGAAGTCACTAACCAATATGATTAGCTCGTGGCTTTCAAAGATAGATGAAAGATTCTCCTTTGAGAGCAACATGGTGGATGCCGACTGGACGATGACCAGTGGGCAGAAAGAGCGTGAAAAACAGGCTATAGAACAAGCCAAACAGCGTGTTAAGGCCGATGCTTACGCTGAGCAGATTAAGCAGACCGCTATAGAGCTAAAAGAATGGCAAGAAAAGCTCAATGATGTTATTGCTGAACTTGAAAAGACAACTGACGATAAAGCCAAGTATGCCTTGGAGCAGGAAAAGGCTCATATCCAGGGCAAAATAAATGAACTTTCACAGTTGCAGGTTGCTAACCAGCGGGCTTATGAACTTGCTTCTGCACTTGGTCATGTAAAAACCCTGCTTGAAGAAACAAGGCAGACCGCTAAACAAGCATTGGAAGATGGCCTTGTGGAGTTCCTTACTGATGGCATACAACAGGCAGAGAGCTTAGGCGATGCGCTTAGAAATCTCGCTGTCAGCTTCCTAAAGACCATGAATCAGTTCTTTGCTAAAAAGGTTGTAGGCGGTCTGATGGATGCATGGTTCCCAGAAGAGGGCTTTAGTAATAAGGAAACGGATTATACCAGCGGTGCTGAAACAGCCACCTTGGCTACAGCACTGGAAACTACCACTACTGCTACCGAACAGGCAAGTATGGCAACTGAACAGTCCACAACGGCATTGGAAGCCAATACCAGTGCTACAGAGAATCTGACATCAGCTATGAATAATGCTCCTGCACAAGGGGCAGAGGGAACAGCCACAACCACTGCTGGTACTGCTAGCAATGCTGCTTCTACAGCAAATTCCGCAACAGCAAGTGGTGGGGCAGTACAGCAGACTGGTGGAGGAACAGCTACACAGGCAGGTGCTCCGTCAACTTCCAACTTTATCACGAATATCTTTGGAAGTTCGCTGGGACAGCTTGCAGGTAGTCTATTCTCCTTGAAAAACCTTATTAGTGGTGATACTAAGGAAAGACTGCTCTCTATGATTTACTTGCAGTTGCAGTTAATCCATCAGGCTGTTACCGCATTATCGTTTTCAGCTTCAAGTGGATTTGCAACAGGCGGTTACATTTCTGGGGCTGGTACAGCCACATCAGACAGTATACCTGCAATGTTGTCTAATGGCGAATATGTGATAAAGGCTTCTGCCGTAAGACAGTATGGTCGCACCATGCTAGACAGGATTAACAGTGGCTCTTATGAACGATTGAGGGTGAGTGTGCCTAAATTCGCTACAGGTGGCTATGTAGGCTCTACTGGTGCGAAAGCAACCAACAACTTTGCTACTTCCTTTGGGGCTTCCGTATCTCCACAGCTTCATGTAAACAACTATGTTGACGGAAAGCGTGTATTTGATTCCTATGGCAAAGAAGTTGTACGCAGTGAAGTTACCAAGGCGATTGTACAAAATGCAAAACTTTATTCCAAAACTTTAGGTTTATTCTAATAGAAAGAGGGACACCTGCCTGATTGGTAGATGTCCCTCTTATTTTATTCACAAAATATTAATTTACTATAGCCATACGAATAGCTTCTATGCCATTATCATTATATCTGAATGATTCAACCTCTTTGCTTGAATAACGACTTTTGTCGTGATACCAGCTTCCATACTGTTCTACTTTCAAGCCATTCTGCTTTGCAATCTTGCCCACTTTATTGGCGGATATTCCTAACATTTCTCCAACTTCTGTAGCGGTATATGTTTTAGCAGTGACTTTTGGCAGAGCAACAACTTCCTTTCCAGCCAGGGTATTGACAGCGTATACTTTACAAATCTGATGATATGTTCCAGTAGAGTCTGCTGCCAACTTACTCCACAATTCAGCTTCCTTGACCTTAGCGTTTCGTTCCATGATTGACAAACGCTTGCTTTCAAAGCCATCAACAGGATTTGTCGTATAACTGCCTGTCTTGCGAATACTAGGCAAAACTTCATCAAATACCCAGCTTTCAAATTTTTCAGCAGCAGGTAGTTTAGAGTGAGCTATAAGGCGATATACATCGCCCTCTGGGATAATGTTTACTTCTAGTGTACCTTTGCCTTGTGGGTGAGGTATATCGTGTTTCGCTATATACCGACAATGCTTTGAAACAGCGTCACTGATATTTTTATATCCCAGCATTTTAGCCACATCACTTGCGACAAACATTACCTTGCCATCACATTCAAGCGTTCTCAAAGAACCAAATTCATTGCTTGCGAAAATTTCTAATTTGTTTTCCATCACACATCACCTTTCTCGAAATACCAAAACTAAACAGTGTCTATAGAATATCGTCAAAATGAAAAGTTGTCAATAACAGTAACAAAAAAAATGTAGGCTTTTTTGGAAACAAAACTGCTTATATTGGCAAAAAAAGGACACCTACCAAACGATAGATGTCCCTCTTATTTTATTTTTGAACTAATGCGACTTTCTTTATCTCGCCGTTGTTATCGATATAGTCTTCATAGCCTACAATTTTGCCACTGTTACCGCTATTGCTTAATGCTGTGCGGATAGCTTCAACACCAGCTTCGTTGTAACGGAATGTTTCGACCTGCTTTGCGGAGTATTTGGACTTATCATAGAACCACTTGCCATACTGTTCAGTTTTCAGGTTATTCTGCTTGGCGATTGTTCCAACCCTATGAGCAGATATTCCCAGCTGTTCACCAACTTCGGTAGCAGTATAGGTTTTATGCTCGACCTGCGGCAAGGCAAACACTTCCTTGTCAGCCAAGGTGTTAGCAGCATAGGCATTGCAGATTTCCTTATACTCACTTACACCAGTGTTCTGTGCTATCTTCAACCACAAGCCAGCTTGGCGAGTACGAGCGTTCATCAGCATAGTAGTAGCTCTTTGCTTCTGTACCTCGGATTCTTTTACAGTATAGCTACCAGTTTTGCGGATAGCAGGGAGAACCTCGGAAGTTACCCAATGCTTGAACTCTTTAGCACGTGGGAGCTTGGATGAGAGGATTAGAGAGTAGAGTCCAGATTCGTTGATTATCGTGACATTCTGCTTACCGCCAGGGGTGTCTAAAACGGACACCCCTTTATCTTCATTCTCAACCTTTTCTCTCACAGCTTTAGCAGTTTCTTTATACCCTAATGCCGTTGCTACATCTTTGCCTACAAAATATGGGGTGTTATTTACCAAAACAGTACGCACTTGACCAAATTCATTGCTCAAAAAAATTTCTAAATTATTATCCAAAATCAAACACCTATCTCTTTCTTCTGCCATTGATAGATGTTATAATATATTTAGCACCTATCAATGGTGTAACACTGTGGGCAGCCCTTAATGTTTTAGCGGACGATAAGGGCTGTCTTTTTATTTATGCTGTAGGTCGTTGAGTGCGAAACGCACACCATCGGCACGGGAGATATTATTTTTTTTACAATAATCATCTAATGCCTTTAGAGCCTGTTCCTCAACACGAACAGTCAGCTTAATTGGCTTTGGGCTTCCAACAACAGGACGACCTATTTTTTTTGTCAACATTAGCCATTGCACCTCCTATTATTGTCGACAATATGTATAATAACAGTAAAGTCGACAAAAGTCAAGTGTTTTTTTCACCGCCCAGCAAAGCAATAACTTCGTCAACTATTTCCAAAAAAGGAAAGAGTTGATTTTCACAATCGCTCAGTAAAGCAATATATTACTTAGTCAACTTGTCGGTTTTTCCGAATAGTTGATTCTTGAAATAGTATTTAACTCGTTGCTAACTTGTCAATGACGAGTTGCTTTAAATGCAGTTTACATTTACAGTCGAAAACAAATGTAGTATAATATAATCAGAAATAAAAGAATATTCGGACTGGAGCACTCCTAAACAGGGGTGCTTTTTCTTTTACAAAGAAAGGAGTGGCTTTTGTGCCTTGTATAGATTTTTCGACAACGAAACCAATAGAAATTATCACCAAGACACTTGAATTTCTTACTGACAAAACCAAGATGGGAGAGGGCAACGAATGGATATTGAAAAGCCCTGCTACTATTCCATCAATTGAAGATAAATGCATTATTATGGGGCAGGGTGATGGCTCTGACGAGATTTACATAGGCATTGAATTAAAAACCCATCGAGTAGGAACAGCAGACCCAACACAGTTTGATATTCGTTTTAATGGATTTGCTGGTTTTGACGATGGGCTAACATGGGAGGAACAGCCTGGTTGCATCTACCATGAAACATTGCCTATTATCCCACTAGCACCACAGGCTAAATACTTCTGCTGGGTTACAGCTAATGCTCGCAGGTTTATCCTTGTTGTGCAGGAATCCACACAGTACGAAGCAGCGTACTGTGGATTTATGACTCCTATTGCTGTTGAAAGACAGTATCCTTATCCGCTGGTTATTTCAGCCAGTGCCGTGGACGGAGAAAAGTGGAACAGCAGTGCAGACAGTCACTCTAATTTTGTTCACCCTGGTGGAACATCAGCCAGGGAAACAACATTTAGGTTAAGGCGGTCTGATGGTACATGGGAGAGTGCCCTTAATACTAAAACTAATCAGACCACATCACAGTTAGCGGTATGGCCACAAAATACTTCTCCTGTTAATGTACTTACCTGCCTTGACGATTCAGTAGCTGTTGAGCAGATAGTTATGTTTCCAGAGCTTTTATATGAGTGTGGTGCGGGACCAAATACAAAACCTATTGGCCCGGACCCTATAGGTATTATCGGTCAGCTGGCAGGGGTGTATTTTGTTGGCAACAGAGAAGATTTGTCAAGTAAAGATACTCTGCTATACAACGGCAAGCCATATATGGTATTCAACAACATCAACAGGCGAGAGAACGACCAATATTTTTGTATAGAGTGGTTCTAAAGAGGGGGATTCTTATGTCAGAAGAAAGGCACAATAAAATAGTAAAAATCAATCCCAAGACCTTTAGCACCAAGATGATGTATGATATATTCCTTGATTTTCTTCAAGAGGGAGAAGATGGGTGGGAAGTTGTGCGTAATAAGCCGTGGCCATATGGTGCTGTGCTAAAAGTGCCTAACTGGAAAGATGGCGAATACGGCTATGCTGGCATAATGTATGGACAAATTAAGGGTAAAGGCAAGAAACACAGCTATACTGTCAATAAGAAAACCAGCTATGGACAATGGATAACCGAGAGCAAAAACCTGCAGAAATTGGCATACAGCACTATTTTTCCCTCCTATGAAAAAGGCTATGAAAAAGAGGATTGGCGTTTTTTTAACGGCAAAATACAAGAATGGGAAACAAGAGAGCAAAGCAGTTCTCAAAAACGCTATAACTTTTCCTATGGGGACGGAGTTTTAGAAAACGAAGTATCAGCTGGCGATACTTCCGTCACAGTTATTATGAATACCTTGACACTGACTGGGATCATCAAAAAGGGAACATATATCACCATTGGAAACAAAGATGTAGTTGTCACCAATGATACCTCCAGCTATACCAAAACCTACACAAAGCCTAAAACAGATGCCGAGGGCAATATAGTTACTGACAATAATGGCAATCCTATTCTAGTACCGGTAACAAAAAATTGTATAGATATAGAATTTTCTCCAGCATTGAATGCTGACTGCCCTAAAGATACCACAGTCAATCTTCCATCCAAAGACAAACAATATATTACGGTTCTGACTGAACGGCATATTGCAACAAACGGCTATTACCAAATACGAGAAGCTGAACATTTCTATACAGATGCCGATGTTATATGGTTCAGTATGTTCAAGCAGTATGAGCCAAGTTTTGACTGGAATGAGCTAATGGAGAACACACGCAAAAATCCGTGTGCCAAGAGGTTGGGGTACAGTTGGTATTCTTGGTCTTATCCAGCCTGGGAAACAGAAGCACCTATTTACCCAGGCGAGGGTTGTCCAGCATTATCATTTTCGGCAACTGAGTCCAAAACATCATCTAGTGGCAGTAGCCAAGAATATTCGCTAAAAGCAAGTTCTATTCCAAGATATAGTGATTTGCCTGTTGGTGTGATGTATGGATATTATTCACTTGTCTTTGGCGATGGACAGGATTATTCAATGTCAAATTTATATATGACAACGCAGGATTATCCACGACCACGCGAAATTACTTTTGCAGAAGCACTTGCAAACAACTATGTAAAAAAAGTTACTGTAGTTGAATGGGAAGATGTATTTAATAATCTTTCTAAGTTTAACGATGAATCCCATACGACAATTATTGAAAGGAACGGCATATTATATAATGCACACTTTTTCTATTATTCTGGAATAGATAAATACATGACAGACGTCAATGAGGGTTTTTTTTCTTATATAGCTGCTTGCTCTGAAATATGTACTTTAAAGCATGGTGAACGTGACCTCGTTTGTGGGGCACACCTATGGACTGGTTTTTTTTGTAAAGGCGGAATATATTATGAACCACTAGGCAGTACATATGTATATTATTATGCGACAACAGCTTGGTCTTATGCTGATGATAGGGAAAGTAAGACAATAGACGAGGCTGTTGATAATGCCTATGCAATTCGATTGGAGTTAAAAAATGCAAAAGATGTTAATGCATTATCTTTAAAAAATAGTGCAATTATTCCCAAAGGACTTTATTATTCAAAGAAACGCGATAAATACTATTACTTCCATGTAGATAATACATTGGTATTAGGTACTCCTATAAACCAAGACATTGAAACAGCCCTTGATTGTTCAATCATGTACTTATCAATAGATAGTAAGGGTACAGTCTTTCGTGCTGTAGAGTCTTCTGGTATTGACTCTGAACCTAATCCCAATCCTGAACCTAGCACTAAACCTGACCCAGCTCCCAGTGGCAATAGTATTTTACCAGAATATGTATATCTCTATATGAGCAAAACCAAACATAATGCCAATATAGCTGTGAATTATCGTGAATGGTGGGACATGGCACAGATAGGCTTCTTTGAGCCTTTTGCCAGTGATTACGAGTATCAGTTTCCAGCTTTGGCAATGTCTTCTAATATAGGAGTACGACCTTGCAATCATTTAGTAAGTTATAGTGGTACGCCATATCCATATGATAATATGCTTTTTGATTATACACAAGGCAATAGGTCGTGGGGACATTCCATGATAGGATATAGTGCTACCTGGTGGGATGGCACACAAGAGTTTCTTGATAAGCACGCTTGCTCACAAACACAGGCTATGCTGCCTAGTGGCAAGTGGGAATCGTTCTTTAATTACGCTATAAAGAGTGACTGCTATTACAATTATGTTTATGGCAAGTATGCTCATGGCTTCAAAGAACCTAAAAGGGTTCAAAGTAAGTATTTTATAACCAATACCATGACACCTAATGTAGAGGAAAATTTCAACGTAATCCCTTATGGCATAGAAACAAATGGTTATCCATTCGATATGACATCTTTAGAACTAGAAATAGCTCGCCAGAATAAACAATCGTATTCTCTGTTGCCATTTTATCTTGGGACAAATATTGAAGATAACGATGAGCAAAACATGATTTGTGCTGTTCCAGCAATGTATGCTGTATCAAGGCCTGTCACAAGATATGGCTTGTACAGAAATCCAACAGATAAGGATGATTTGTTTTTAATCATGCCAAATTGCTGGGAAGGTCGACCTTGGCATTATCAACAGGATGCGGTTTATCTCTATAAAAACAAAAACAAGACAGAAGAAGAGCAACAGGAAGAATACGACAAATACCGAGATTGGGGTAAGAATATGAATGTAGCAATGCATATCGGCACGAACACTTCTTTTGAACAGATTGAAGATTATGTTGCTAAGACAAAAGAATTTGACTAGAGCGAGGTGATATAAATGGCAAATGCAAAATACACCATTACAGGAAACATGAATGATGTATTAGAGAAAATACGAGATTTTTTGACAGATAACGGCTGGACTATACTGAATAACTGTACACCAGATACTGCTCCAAATGCTACAGGAGCACCTGATGGCGGTGAAATTCTAGCAGTAAAAATGGACGACTGTATAGCTGTTATGCGCTCTGCTATGGGTTTTGCAATATTCCCTAATCAGACAAATCATAATACAACTGCGGCAGCGGCAGGTGCATACGGCATAGGCTTGACTGGCTGTACTGCTTATATAGCAAATCCACCATCGGGCTATTGGTACGACCAAACCAACCCGCCTCTCAATACGACAAGCAGAGAGGTAATCGGAGTAGGTGTTGTTTCCTGCCAAGGAGTTAGTGGCACATATGAATTGTTCTGCAACTTTACCACTCAGCCCGCAATCAGTGCCATTTTTACTATCAAAGAAGTAATTAATAATCAGTACACAGATAAAAAAGATGTTGCTGTTTACCAGCACTTAGCTTTTGGGCTATTACAAAAAGCTGGTAATTGGACAGGCGGTATGTTTATTTCTGGCAGTAGAAGCAGTTATAAAATGTTTGTACAGCAGACTACTGTTCCAGATAATATAGATACTGATTCCAATGAGATGTTTGCAATGTCTGCCAATCCAAGTTTTTTAGTGCAGGGAGAGGTAGATAGTGCACCATTGCTGGAAAAGCCTATATTATGGTGGAGTGCGGGGCCTGAAAAGGGAGAAATGAGCACAGGCAAGATACTTGCTTCTACATTGACCAACTATGAGTATTTAACCTCTGTACCTAAAGTTCCACATTATGGGTACATACAAAGTCAGAATCCTACAGACTATGGCAGAAATGTTAATACATTGAACTGCATCAGTGTTAATCTGCCTATAGCGTTGTTTGTACAGCGCGACCCTAATCTGTTGATGAATTTTTCGTTCATCGGATATATACCTAATGCATATGCAATCAGTATGAGGTGCCTAGCTCCAGAAAAGATGTATGAAATAAATTACCCTAAGTCTGGCAACCTGCATCAGGTATTTCCACACATAATAAAGTACGGAAAGCGAGGCTATGATGGCATCTCCATATTGCAGGAAAACACCTAATGAGGTGAAAACTTATGGCTGATGAAAAATTAAGAGATGGACTTGCCATTGATTTTATAACTCCAAGTTTTAATTCTACAGAAACATCAGTAGTGGGGACAAAGCCTACATATATAAGGCTGGCATATATCGCAGCTGGTAATGCTGGTTATTCTCGTTATTATGGCGATACGCTGACATGGGAACAGCTCGCCAAAGCTGATTTGAAGTGGGGGCAGTCTACGACCATACTATTCGATACACTGAAAGCAGGGTGGACATATGTTTACAATTGTGTCGAGGAACGATTCACGGTTACAAATGACATGAGCAAAGTGGTTTACGCCATCAACACCAATAAAATCAGCAATTTTGGTATTACATGGGAGATTCTTACATCTCATCAGTTTTGGATAGAGTACACAGACAGTGCAAGCAATATATGGTTTCTAATTGGCACAAAAAAGCCAAAGCATAAGCCGTCTGTCGACCCAGACAATCCCGATAAGCCACCTATTGACCCTGATAATCCTGACCCTGATAATCCTGACCCTGATAATCCTGAGTATTGGAAGATAAAATTTGGCCCTATACGCGCCACCTATGCAGACCAGTATTACACAAAGAATTTGCACCACACCGATAAAAGATTGGCTTCAACACCAGAATATATCATGTGGACTTTGGATAATAAATTAGAGCAGGATATTCAGTTTATTCAGGAAGTACCTACCATTATACGCTCCAGCATTCCTGTTAGAGATATTCGGGGAGATTTTACCCCGCAGATGGTTATTGCTCACGATAAGGCAAAAGAGGGGCAACAATACAAAGAACGCAGTGCTGTTCTTACTATTCAGCAACACATGACATTGTTGCTGGCTTTAGTCGGTGCCAATTTGTACTATCACAGAGGAAATCCTGTAATTGAACCTTGGATGCTGTGGGAGATATGGAAGTGGCTTGGGCAGATAAATATACCAGAAGCTGTTGATACGATATTTGACATTATGCCGAACTGGGGTGAGTAAATGGCGGAACAAAGAATTACAGAAACAATTGAATTTCTTACGCAGATACACACCTCGTGGGATAATACAGAGCAAAGAATGGCTCTGCGCAGCTATCCCAGACGAAGCATATCTTATCGTTATACAGGTGTAGACACTGCTATGAGTGAGTACCTGCGTTCTTTGACTAATGGCTTGCAGACACAACAGCTGGAATTTCCGCTGTGGTCTGCGACACGAACGCTGCCGAAAACAAGGCGTAAAAAAGAAACAGGTATTCAACTTACAGCACAGGATGTGTGGGATTATCGGGACTGCCACGCTGTTTTACTCACAAAGGAGTTCCAGGGAGCAAGAGGAAACTCTACCAGGTATTTCTTGAAACAGCTATATTCCAGTGGCTATCTACAGATGAAAACCACATTCAAAGACGATTATTACGAGGGAGCAACACTAGTCACCCCTGTATTTTGGGGGATATTAAATCAAGAGGATAGTTATACAAATGTTACGGCAAGCCTTGCAGATATGTGTATAAATGTTGAGTTTATGCCATCGCTAACAGCTGTGAATCTGCCAGCAGAGTGTGATGAGTACAACTATCCTTTTCTTACTTTCGAGGAGTCAACTAATGCCCTAAATAATTATAAGTACATTGATGACTGTGAGTTATTTATGATGCCTCCATCATGGTATCAGGATATGAATATGAGCTATTCCCGCAATGCTAATAAGCTGGACAACCAAACTGGTTATTTTAGGTATGACCTAAAGTCAAAGGCAACAACTACTCATATGGTTTTCGATTACCATGCAAAAAGTAAGGACGAGATTCAATTCCTGCAAAGATTTTTTTACCGATGCAAAGGGCAGTGGAAGTCGTTCTATGTGCCTACATGGACGAGCGATATAGAGCTGGTCAAAGATGGAATCACCACCAAGCAGGAACTTATCGCAAAATTTCCTTATTATTACCGGTACTATAATGGCAACCAGCGAAGAAAAACTATTATTATCTTCTTTAACAACGGAACTGTGAAGATACTGAAAATTGTTGGCTGGGAGCTGGACAGCAGTGGAAAACATAGCAAGATAACATTGGAATCGCCATTGACTGAACCTATTTATATGAAAGATGTTCGTATGATTTCTTTCCTCTTAAAAGTCCGTCATGCAAGTGATTCTATGGTTACGGAATACGAAACTAGAGAAAGTGCAAATATTTCTTTTGAATTAATGGAGGTGGATAATTAATGCCTACAAGCAGTAATCTGTCAAAATATGAAAATTCCATACAGGATGGCGAGCCAGTAGAATTTTATAAATTTACTTGTAATGGCACTGATTATCTGTACACCTCACGCAGAAAAGACTTGACCATCAATGATGAAATCTATTATGGCGAATACATTGAGCGACAGGAGTTAAAGCCTGGAAGCAGTAACAGCTTGGTTGAAATGACAATCACTGTTTCCAAAGAGAATCCAGTGGCAAAGCTGTACCAGCAGGTGCCACCAGAAACGCCTATTAATCTAAAGATAATGCGACTTCACATGGCGGATATGAGCAAAGTAGATACTATCTTCTATGGCAGGGCAACACAGGCTTCTTTCGAGGATTCAAAGTGTCAGCTTACATTTGTTATGGAAAGCTGGCTAAAGAAAGAGCTTCCCAATGGACTTTATCAGTACACCTGTAACAATGTTTTGTACAACCATAATTGCAAGGTAGACCCGTCCCAGTATCAGGAAATAGTATTTCTTGACAAGGACGAGGGATTGAATATTTATTCTAAGGATTTTGCCAAGCATCCAGATGGATATTATGAAAACGGGAAAATGTATTTCAATGGGCAAGTGCGAATGATTGCTTCTCATAAAGGAGAAGTGTGTACGCTAAAATATCCATTTTCCCTAAGACCTTGTAATAATGTAGTTGTGTTACCAGGCTGTGATAAAACATTCAACACCTGTGTGAAGCGGTTTGGCAATGCTCTTAATTTTACGGGTTTTCCATACTGCCCGCCAACAGATGCTGAAAAGAATCCTACAGGTGTAGGCACATATTGGGTAAATGGCAATATTGTTTTCCGTGATACAAATGGCTATATCCATTAAGGCGGTGAATTATGGCAAGACGAAAAAACGATTCAGGCTTAGGTGCATGGGTTGGCTGGGGGCTAACCACCTTGGCACTTTTATTTTTTAATAGACGAAGCTCGACCAGAAATAGCAGTTTCAATCAAGAACCTGCTACACTTAGCATAACCTCTACACGCATAGGTACTGTTATTCCTGTTGTGATGGGGCAATGCCTTATAAAATCCCCCCTTACCAGCTATTGGGGCGATTTTTCGAGTAGGGCATATACAGAAGATTACGGTATGTGGACTGATGTAGATTGGACTAACATTATTATAAGTGGACTTATCCCCTTAATTGCAATCTTAGTTACGCCATCAAAGCATTTTGTTACCACAAGTGGTGGTGCTGGCACGGCAACTGATACAGCAAACGGCAATAAAATGAGAATGATTGTAATGGCCATCATATCACTCTTGCTGGCATTATTAACAGCCCTATTCACTAACCACGGTGGTAGAACTACCATTCAGAAAGGTTTTAAGTATTACCTTGGCTATCAGCAGATATTATGCTGGGGTAGCCCTAATGCTAGACTAAGACGGATCTACATGAACGAAAAAGAAGTGTGGTCAGGTGATGAACCAGCAAGCAATCATTTGGATGGCTCTCCGTTTACCATTCATGTAGATAATGAAAACTTATTTGGTGGTCCCGATGAAAATGGCGGTTTTGTAGGTGATATACGAGTATATTTTGGCGGAGATAACCAAGGTGCAGACCCTTGGATGTCTAAAGAAATGAATGCTGACAGTATACAGGCTGATTTGAGAGGTCTTACCTCTGCCTATAGACCATTCATTACCGTGGTTGTTCCTACCGCTTATGTCGGAAAATCAGCAACTATCCCTACTATGTGGTATGAGATAGAGATAATTCCTGATTCTCTCGCCAAGGCTAACGGCAAAGATTACGCAAAAATTGGCGACGATGCCAACCCCGCAGAGATTATAAAGGAAATAGTCAGCAACAATGATTGGGGATTAGCAGAATCTGCTGATTGCCTTGATATAAAAGCACTTGACAGTATGGGCGAACGCATTGCTAAAGAACAGCTGGGGTTGTCAATTCAAATGACATCTAAGGAAACGGCAGAGAGTATTGTTGAAAATATATGCAGCCACATCAATGCCATTAGATATGCTGATTCTTCTACAGGCCTTATGGTTCATCGACTAATCAGAGACGACCAAGAAGATATGCTGCTGGTTAATACTTCTAACTGTAGTAAGATAACTTTCGTGCGACAGGATTGGTTGAATACCATAAGTGAAATTTCTGTTTCATATACAGACAGAAGTGCCAGGTACGAAACAGGCACATTGACAGCTGATGACCCCGCCAACATAGAAATTCTCAACGGAGTAAAGACAACAAAGTCCTATGATTTCCCTTACTTTACTACCGCAGCTAATGCACTATACGCTGCGAAAAGAGTAGGTACAGAGCAGGGGTATCCGCTGGCAAACATCTCATTGGAGTGTGACAGGACTATGTCAACACTACGTTTAGGCGATAGGTTTGTTGTAAAATTTGCTCCATATGGCATAGCCAGCATGATTTTTAGGGCAACAAATGTTGATTTGAGTGATTTTGTTGATGGTACTGTCAAGATAGATGCCGTTGAGGATGTATTCTCCCTTGCCAAGAACAACTTTACCTACAGTGGCAGTACAGAATGGGAACGTGACCCCGTACAGCCTACTGAGATTCAAATATGGGGTGTTTGGGAAGAACCATATGAAATCACACGAATGACAGAAACATTCGTAAAAATGTATGCTTGTCAGCCATCTATTGCGAATACGATATGGCATGTGTGGCGAAAGACAGCGACCGATTCCAACTTTGTTCGTTCAAACGATACAACAGCATGGACAGCAGTGGGCAAGATGGTTTATGACTACCCAGAAGAGGGACTTGCCGAAGATTTGCAGGGATTTACTGTAAGAGAAGTCAACGGCATTACCAATATGGTTGAAGAAATGCTTATACCGACTTCCGCTGACATTGATGTTGCTAGGAAAGCCAATAGAATTGCTATCGTAGGCGAGGAATGGATTGCGTATAGCGGTATGGTTCAACAGCCTAACGGAAATTGGAAAATACTAGGTGTTATCCGTGGCATATACGACACTGTTCCACAAAAACATTCTGCTACCGAGCCAGTTATTTTTCTCCAAAGCGGACATTATATTAATGTAAAACGCGGTGGCTGGGTATGCAGTAAAGGACAGACAACAGATGAATATTACTCCATTACTACAGATAGCGTTGACCAGCAGGGACAGTTAAATCCAGCATTGAATATCCATTTTGAAACAAAACAGCGTTCTTCTCGGCCAACTGTGCAAGGCAGGATTCGTATGACCGCACATATGTTGAGCGACCAATATTATGCTGATAAGGTGGCAGGTGATTTAAGCCTTACATGGGCACCTCGTGATAAGGATTCCACTTTTACTGTAGTTACACAAAACGATGTAGCTGATTCCGTTTCTGGCACAGCATTTGAAAAGCCGAATGGACTTGATTATGTTGTTGAGATATTTGCTGGTGGGCTGAGTATCCGTAAGGATACAGTGACAAACGAAGCATATTATTATTCGTGGGCTGACAGGTGCAAAGATGGCGGTGACATTGGAGCGGAAACAACCATACAGATGTATTGCATTTTTAATGGGCTTGAAAGCTGGCAACGACAGGAGAGAACATTCTTATGGATTGTCCCTACCGTAGTAGGATTTGCTTACGATGAAACAGGGGCAATTGGACTGATTCACGATTTAGAGAATAATGGTCAGATTGTTCTTCCTGCTGGGCAATACAATAATCCACAATACATTGATTATGATGATAGCCCTGTTGTATTGCTGGGATTCCCTGTGGTAAATCCATCGACTCCAGGTGCAATGTTGGCTGCCGATGGCACATATTGGTTGCCAAATGGTACGGTACTGCGGTTTAGCGACTCTACGACATATACAACGGACTCTCCAGCAGACTCTTACACAGTGAAAACTTGGATAAAGACTGTGCAATTAGGAACAGCAGATTATTATACATGGAATGAAACAAACAGCATTTTCGAGGTGAAAAAGTAAATGGGCACAAAAATAACAAAAAATCTATCAATCCCTATAGTAGATTCACAAGACCATGTTGCTAAGGAGTCTATCAACGATGCCTTGGCTGTCATTGATAAAAATGCATTGCATGTGAACCATGCTCTAAACAAGTCCCATTGGGATTATTGGAAAGCAAATACCCAATATGCATTGCATGACATATTCAGAGCACCAGGTATTCCATCGTGGGGCTTCTTTGAGGTCATTCAGGCTGGAACTAGCAATACCGATGCAGAAAACTACCCTGTCGCATACGGAGAGGGCGATAAAGTAACCAATGGTACTTGTGAGTTAATTCTCCGCAGACTTAACACTACAGATACTCTTGATTTCTACAATAATACTTTGATTACATCAGATTCCGTGGTAGCGCGTAAGGATGTGCCAAAGTCAACAAGCGTAGTCGAATTGCATGGGGGTGGCAAAACAACATACCCTATCACATCAGGAAATTCTGTAAGAATCTATGCCAGCAAATTCGGAGGCATTACGGAGCTTCTGTGTGGGTATTACGATGGTGGAACCAAAGGACAGGCTCGCCTTTATTATCGTAATATGAGTGGAAGCGGTGCTGATTGGTCAGATTGGGATAGAATTGCTTTTACCGGTGATGCTGCTACTATTTCTGCATGGGCAGGTGGCACTTCTTATAATGCCAATGATGTTGTCAGACTCAACAACAAGCTGTGGGTTTGTAAAACAGCCAACAACGACAAATCATTTACTAAGGCTAAGTGGGTGCAGATTGATGGTTATGATGCCAATGCTCCTGATTGGGAAACAAAACACACCTATTCCAAGAATGAAGTGGTTGTCAGCGAGGGTAAGCTCTACAGAGCTACAGTCAACCATACATCTACAACTGACCTAAAAACTGATATTGCGAACTGGGAATTAATCAGCGGGGCAGATCCATTTATTCCAGACTGGGAAACTAAACATGATTATTTGAAAAATGAAATAGTTGTCAGTGAGAGAAAATTGTACAGGGCAAAGGCAAACCATACTTCTACAACTGACTTAAAGACTGACATTGCCAATTGGGAGTATGTAGGGCACGACCCTTACATTCCTGATTGGGAAGCCAGCCATAGCTATCTAAAGGACGAAACTGTTGTTTATAAAAAGACCATTTACAGAGCACTTAGCAAGCATACATCTTCTGCAGCATTTGCAAGCGATGTTACTAAATGGGAGAAATTAGGCGGTGCTGGGGGCGTATCTCAGTGGACAACAAAGGAAAGCTATGATGTAGGACAGCTGGTTACTAATGACGGTATTCTGTATAGAGCAACTGCAAGCCACACATCTGGCACTTCCTTTTCACAGGATGCAGCAAATTGGTCGGTTGTTACAGCTGACCTTAATCACTGGGCCAAAAGCACCTATTATCCAGCAGGTATCATTGTAGAAAGTGGCAACCAGCTTTATAAGTGCAAAACTGCTCATGTATCTACCACCTCTATCATTGCTGACAATGATAAATGGACGAGAGTTACCAAACTCCCTTACATAAATGATTGGGAAGCATCTCATGACTACCAAAAAGATGATGTTGTGATAAGCGGTGGCAAAATGTATCGTGCCACTGCCAACCATAAGTCAACGACATCAATTGACAAGGATATTGCCAATTGGGAAATGCTTACCAAAGCACCTTATATTGAGGATTGGGAGGCTAAGCACGATTATCTAAAAAATGATATTGTCGTTTATAAAAAGACCATTTACAGAGCTAAACAGGCACACACCGCTACTGCTTCATTCTTAGATGATTCTGCAAATTGGGATAAATTAGGTGGAACAGGCAGGATTACTGCATGGACTTCCAAAGAAAGTTACCAAGTAGGCCAGCTTGTCACTAACAACGGACTTCTTTATAAAGCAGTGAAAGACCATACTGCAAGTGCAGATTTTACTGCGGATATTGCCAATTGGGAACTTGTTACGGCTACTGTAAATGCGTGGGGAACGGAAGTATATTATCCAGCAGGAATTATTGTTGAAAACAACAAAATCCTGTATAAGTGTGTAACTGCACATACTTCTACCACTTCTCTTAGCGCAGATATTGACAATTGGGAGAGCATAAAAGGCGGTGCTCCTTATATCCCAGATTGGGGGACTAAGCACGCTTACAAGGAGAATGAGATAATAGTAAGCGACTCCAAGCTGTACAGGGTAAAGACTGCACACACTTCAACAACCAGCCTTAGCGATGACATTGCTAACTGGGAATATGTAGGGCATGACCCAAATATTCCAGATTGGGAAATCAAACATGACTACAAGCAGAACGAAGTAGTTGTTGTTAATGGTGCTATTGCTAGGGCACTGTCTGCCCATAAATCATCAACCACAAAGTTCAGTGATGATGTTGCTAACTGGGAGTTCGTCAGCAGTTCCAGCGGAATGGCAAAGTGGACTGTAAAGACTTTGTACCAAAAAGGACAGCTTGTGTCAGCTTGGAACAATGCCTATTATGCAAAATCTACCCATGTGTCAGGCAATGATTTCTTCACAGATTATGCCAACTGGGAGTTCTTTTGCTCTCACATCAATGGCTGGGTAGGAGCTGGTTATAATTACGAGCCTGGTATGACAGTGACTATGGACGGCAAAATATATTCCTGCACACTGAAACATACTGCTACTTCTTCATGGGAGGACGACAAAACCGCTAATTGGAGGCTCATAGGAGAGGCAGCACTTCTTACTGATTGGGCAACCAAGACCAGTTATGAGGTTGGCAAAGTTGTCGTAAAAGATGGTTCTATATACAGAGCCAATACCAAACATACCAGCACAACATTTTCAGCAGATACTGACAAGTGGGAACTGCTCTTTTCCAGCATTGATACATGGAAAAAAAGCACTTACTACAAAGTAGGTGCTGTAATTACCGTCAATGGGTTGATTTATCGTTGTAATACCGCCCACACATCTACTACCGCCATTAAGGCAGATATGGCGAATTGGGACATCATAGGCGGTGGCAATCCATACGCACCAGACTGGGCAACAAAACAGGTATATAAGGCTAACGATATTGTCGTAAAAGACAGCAAGTTGTACCGTGCTAAATTAAACCATACTGCTGGCACTAGCTTTTCTGATGATAAAGACAATTGGGAACTTATCGGTCATGACAAAATTACCGATTGGGAAGCAGGTAAAAAATATGCCGTGGCAGATTTGTGTGTGTACAAATACAAAATGTATCGTTGCAAAACAGCACACACAAGCTCTAGTACCATGAGTGATACCGAGCTTTCCAAATATTGGGAGGAAGTCAGCAAATCACAAAGTATCCCACCTTGGCAGACAAATACCATTTATAATGTTGGAGATATTGTATATCAGAGTGAATCCGTCTTTATCTGCACAAAAGCACATACCAGCGGAATATTTGTAGATGATTACCTAAATCTAGGTTGCTGGAATACACTTGACCGAAGATGCGTAATGACAAGAGGCTCAAGACCGAGTTTCCTAGTATCAGGTGAATTATTCTTTGACTCTGCTACTGGATTGCGATACTCAACAACAAATTGCAAAGCACCAGAAACTGATGACGAATTTAAAAGTCATTACGAACCAGTATCAGCTAGCCTGGTAGAGTACGACTCTTTATCAGGTGAAATTTATCCACATCTATATAAAGAAACTGCTTATTGTGGCAAAAAACGGCTTTATAGGTGTAAAAAAGATGAGCCGTTATCTCCCCCAAGTACACCGCATGGTATAGAATCATACAGAATAACTTACCTAGATACTCAGCAAGTGTTTAGGATAAATAAATATGATAACGATTCAGGAAGCTACTACGGCGAGTTAATAATCAAACTTCCGCAAGCTAGTAATGTAACAAAGGTATCTTTCGGTCGGTTTTATCATGTAGGTGGTGCAGTTTCTGGTTATTCTGATGTTATTGTTTATACTAGCAGTGATGGCACGAATTACAAACCGGTTTGTAGGTTGCTTAATAGTGATTATGCCACTGCAAATTTTACAGCAACACATTGCACACATGTAAAAATTAGAATGTATGGTTCTTATGGTGCAGGAGATTCCCCTAGCAATAAAGATGCACTTAGTGTTGGCTCTATAGATATTCATGGATTATCCCCTTATTGGACTCAAATCAAAGATGAGCGAGTCCTAGACTATGATTCAAGTAAAACTTACGAGTCACAAGATGTTGCTGTGCTTAACCGAAAACTATATCGTTGTGCTCTTCCTGTAGACGATAGAACAGGCATGAGTTACGATTATATAACAAAAAATCCGCAGTGGGAGTCACTTATTGCAGACATTGACCATTGGACAGCTGGTACTCTTTACGCAAAAGGTAGTTCCGTCATTTATAATCATGCACTTTTTGAATGTTTGGAGTTACATACAGCGTCTGCTAACTTCAAAACTGACTTGGAAGATAAAACTCCTAAATGGGTACAGATAAGCGGTGTCAGCACAGGGGATATTGCTACAGAGGACGAAGTGTTAGTAGCTATGACTGCGGTAATTACGGAGGATTGATAGAATGGGCTTAAAAAATGGCAATAAACTTGTAACTGTAGGCGGTCTAAGAAAGGTTTACGACAGTCTTATGAAGTCGTATGGCAGTATTTTATTTGCTGACCTGCCAATGCCATCTAAAATGACAGTCGGTAATGTCTACAACATTAAGGATAAGTTTACTACCACGGATTATTTTGTGGAGGGCGAGGGCAAGGATTGTGCGGCCGGTACAAATGTTGGAATCATCGAAGTAAAAGAAACGAATACTGAAACTGGAGAAATAATCATAAGCTACAAATACGACTTGTTTGGTGGGCCTATGAGTATGGATTCCAGTGGCTTTGTTTCACAGGGACAGTTCACAAAAGCCATTGCTGAAATCTCTAATTATGTTAGGGACATAGAGTTTCAGCCTAACAATACCAACACTGTTGTCGTTACGAAAGGCAATGGCAGTTCTTCTACTTACACACTTAATGTGGGCAAAAATGCCGATGTAATAAAAGACATAACCATTGATACTACTTTGTCTACGGATTTAGGTCATGTAAAACATAGGCTAATAACCCGTTCTGACAACAATTCAAAAGTTCACCTGATGTGGGAAGACCCTGACGATTCGACCAATGATGCCTGGGGAGAAACAGCTGTTGTTAAGAAGAAAGGTTCATACCCTACCAACATAGAGGACGGAACTTTGGTGTTGATATGTGCCGTTCGTAATAAGTTTAAATCCACGGCATATGTTGATGAACAGGAAAGCTCCGAACAGTGGTATTATAGAGCGTTTCCTATTGCTACCAGCGGTGCAGTATCAAACAGCAATCTTAACAGATTCGATTACTGGCATTATGCTGTTTGCATAGACGAAAAAAATCCTATTGAAGCAGATTCTGTTACCTATCCACCTGGGTATGATAATTCCGATTATAAGCCACTTAGAGTCATAATGAATGTCAATGCCCAGATGGATAATAACAAATGTGACTGGGGCAGTTGGAAAAACGCACCATTTATGCCTCGTCCATGTATGCTGAAATTTGACGGAAAGGTTGATTATTATCTTAATCCAGACGATTACACTCTGAAAGAAGATGGCAGTCCTTCCGATGTTTCTAACACATCGTATGAGGGAAATGCAATGATGGAGTTCTCTCCTGTGTTCATCAAGGTTAAGAGAGAAGAAGATACCAGTGCACAGACTTCTAAGTTGTATATTTACTTCTGTTCTGAAAAATATGACGATGATTATGAGTGCTGGTCATGCAAAAAGGAAGATGGCACTTATGCTGACCACTACTATATGGCCATCTACGAAGCAAGTCTTATAAACGGAAAGTTCCGTTCTTTGTCTACAGGAGCTGTTGCGACTACCAATATAAGCGGTGGCTTAACTACCTGCATGAATTATGCAAGACAATGTGGCGAGGGTTGGAACATCGACTTGTGGAGCGACTGGGATTTGCTTAGATGCCTCGGAATCCTCGTAACTAAAAGGCTAAATTCACAAAAGGCCATAGGTGCTGGCGGAACTAGCTATCATGTAGTACCAACAGGAGCAGGCAATAAAAAGGGAATGTTTTGGGGGACACTCGACTACCAAAACACATATGCAACAAAATTCTTCGGCATAGAAAATCCGTGGGGTGATATTTATAGATACTGTGCTGGTGTCATTATGAACTCTGATTATGCCACTATTTTGATAAAGCATACATATTCTGTAGTAGATGGTTCTACCATTAATGGCTATAACGATAGTGGTACAGGGTACATAAACACAGGATTGAAAATACCAACATCTAATGGGTATATAACAAAAATGCAGGGCAATTCACAGTGCATTACTGCACCTATGAGCATTGGTGGTTCAGATACCACACTTCTCAGCGACTATATGTACAGAGGAAGCACAGGTTTGTTTATAAACGGCTACGGTGGTGACTCGTCCTCCGGCCTGTTCTATTGGTCCTCGGGTAACTCTCCGTCGACCTCGTACGTGAACTATGGCGCCGCCTTGTCCTTTAAAAATTTCTGATGGGAGGGGTGCAGGGGAGGTTCTCCTCCCCGCTCGCTTTCCCAGGGAATAGTAACATTTTAGAAATTAAATATATGGGTATATACAGACGAGGCGGCTACGGTGGTAACTCGAACTACGGCCTGTTCTATTGGAACTCGAATAACTCTCCGTCGAACTCGAACGTGAACTATGGCGCCGCCTTGTAACTTGAACACAATATAAATAATGTCGGTATATATCCACGCTCCATACGGAGAGAAAATTAGGCATACAGAAAGCGGATTAGTAAGAGTAAAATCATAATATCCGTAGACCTTTGTTCAAAGGATTTTAATATATGAAAACTATAAATAATCTATTCAACGAAATAATAAGTGAATCTAATTTGAGGATGGCTCTACACAACGCAGCCAAGGGAAAAAGAGATAAACGCAGTGTGAAAAGTGCTCTTTTTAACGAAGATGAAGTTGTGACACAGCTTCATTATGAACTAAAAAACAATTTATGGAGGCCAAAGCGAATACACAACATAAAAATAATCAACGATGGTGTGCAGAAAAAGAAACGTGAAATAGTTTGCCCAGATTTTATTAAAGACCAGGTTGTTCATCATGCCATAATGCAGGTATGTAAACCTTACTTTATCAATAGATTCTACAAACATTCTTATGCAAGTGTGCCCAAATACGGAGGGCTTGAAAATATGGTAAAATATATTAGGCACGCAATGAATGACAAGAAAAACACGAAATATTTTGTCAAACTAGATATAAAGCAATTTTTCAACTCTATAAAACCATCTACAGTCTTTCATACACTTAGAAGAATTATCAGAGATAAGAAAACTTTAGCCCTTTTCGCACGTATTCTGCGTGGTAATGTTATTATCCATCCAGAATTCGGTGTTATAAAGCGAGGGTGTCCGATAGGGCTATATACATCACAATGGTTTGCCAACATACTATTGACACCGCTTGACAATCTTATTAAGTCGTTTGGAAAGAAAACAGTGGCGTATTATGTTAGATACAATGACGATATGCTCATATTTTCACCTAATAAGCGAAAACTTAAAAAGGTTGTAGATGGGGTTGTGAATCACCTTGCACGAATAGGACTTTGTTTGAAGCACAAAGCACAAATTCACATGACATCAAAGAATAAAATAACATATGTTGGTTCTTTAATAACATATTCTAAGATTACAATGAAACCTAAAACATTCGTAAAGACAAGGCGATGCTTGAATCACATAAGGAAGAAAATGAACAATCATCAGAAAATAACCTCTTACGATGCAAAAAGAGCATTTGCCTATATATCACGCTGTAGAGTTTACGATATGCATAATTTTATAGCTGATTTACAATTGCCTTTAGATAATTTCAAAAAGACTATCAGCTATGCAGATAAAAGGAAGTGATAAGCTATGGGTAGCTGGGTAACAGCACATTCCAACGAAAAGCCAGAGATGTTTCAAAAAGCTGGTAATGATAAGTATCTTCTCCACCAAAATATTGTAGAAAATACAGATGTAGATGGTAACAAATCCTACACATATGACGAGAGAGTAATTTCATGCGACGAGTATTTTATTTTGAAATCTTTGCAAGATGTGTCATTTAGGCGAGAAGCAGAGATTATAGATGAATACACCGAAAAACTTATTGAAGAGGGGGTGATTTAGCATGCGATTAATAGTAGAATCGTTGGAAAGGCTGTACAAAGCAGGAAAAATCAATGATACTGTCTTACGATTACGGGTAAAAAAAGGCACTATCACGGAAGAAGAATTTACCTATATAACTGGTAAACCATTCTAGCAATCAAGAGGTGATAGCATGGCTTTTAACGAAGTTGTACAGACAGTAGCAGGTATTGTTGCAATTTTTGGTTTCTTGTTCAGTGCGTTTGGTTATGTTGTTCTAAAACCAATATATACATCATTAGATAAATTTGAATCTAAATTTGATGAAATGCTAGCAGAGCTAAAACGCAGTAATTCCGAACGGCACAAACTAGATGTCCGACTTGCACAGACCGAAAATAGTGTTCGTTCTGCTCACCACAGACTGGATAGTTTGGAAAAGCGCATCGAACATCAAGAGTGAGGTGATGATTTTGACAGAGAAGTTAAAGAACTTATTTCAAGCATTGCAAACAAAACAGATAGGCGTACTCGTCACCATAATGATGATATTCCTGGCAACGGTCATGTTTAGTTGGCTGTTTGGTTTTTGGAGCAATGGCCTACATGGAACGAATTTTGACCTCGGCTCATGCTGGCAGGGTATCACAGCAGTAGTCGCAGGTATGACAGGCGTGGCCACACTGGCAGGAAGCCAGTACGCAAAGTATTTCCTCGACAGTAAATATAATTCTGCCGAGGGCGAAAAACCCGAAAAAAAATAATAGTTTTGTAGGAGTAGGTATTCTCACAGCAGGATGCCTACTTTATTTTTGTAACGAACTTCAAAAACAAGGGGTGATGATATGCAGGAAGTAACACTAGAGCAGGTAAAGCAGCTTGCAGAAAACAGTAGAGAAAAAGTGTGGAGCATTGCCAAGGCTCACGGATATGAACCGAAAATTTACTTGCATTGGACGGCAGGTAAATATGATAGTCTGTTTTCCGACTATCATATCGACATTACAGGGAAAGGCGAGATTTTTGTATCTACTACCGATTTTGCAGAAACAAAGAGCCATACTTGGCGGAGAAACAGCGGTTCTTTAGGCATTGCTTTGTGCTGTGCCTATGGAGCTGGTTCTGCTGATCTAGGTTCTTATCCTCCTACAGCAAAACAGATTGAAGTAATGGCTCAAGTAATCAATGCGGTAGCCTCTGCATGGTGGCTGACTATCGACAAGCAGCATGTCATGACACATGGCGAAGCTGCAAACAACGAAGATGGAGGCATTGGTACTCACAATCCGTATGCTTGGTGGAATGATAGTTACCAAGACGGCGATACTAGGGGCGATTTAGAATATCTCGGTACTTCTGAAAGTCCAGCGTACAATCCGTGGTCTACCGATGGAAGCCGTGGTGGTGATGTACTAAGAGGCAAAGCCAATTGGTACAAGCAGAATTAGGAGGCAGAAGAATGATTATAACAGGCATGGAAGATTTTCAGAGCGTTTGTAAGAATCGTCTTGTAAAAACATACAACAAGATGTTTTCTAACGGACACATTAACTTAGATAATGTATTTATCGTGTGGGTGTGTAAGACATTGCAGAATTACAAAGCCTTGGCATCTACGACTGTTAATGGCGACGGGGTGTATGTAGAGTACACATACAATGGTGATAAGCAGGAACTGTATGAAGATGTGTATATTAAGCAGCTGAACACAAAGTACGAGTGATGTAATGGTGTAGCGGTAGCTTAGGCTGCCGCTATATATACAACGTGGAGGAAGTTATGTGGAAGAAAATCAAAGATTGGTTCGTGAGAAATAAAAACGACTTGGCCGGTGGTTTTGTGTTTGGGTGTGTTGCGGTAATTGCGGCCGCTCTACTCTTCATTATTGATACTACTTTGAAGCCAGCTCCCGAACCTGTGACTACAATACCGCAGCAACAAGCAGAAACACCGGCGGGGGTTGAAAAGGCTGCTAACAATGCTCACATCAAGCTGGACAGCGGGCAGACAAAGCAGGTGTCTGAAACTATACGCGAAATCAGAGTGACTGAAAAAGAACCTGTATATATTATTCAAACAACAGGCGACAAAGCTCAGGAGGCTTCTGAAAAGGCTGGTAAGCAGGAGAAAGCAGACTTCTCTATAGTCACTGATAAAGACCACCCAGAAAAAAGTATAGAGCTTGACAAGCTGGATAAAAACACTACTGTTAATCTGAATCAGTACAATGTGCAGGCTTACAAAAAACATATAAATACAATTGAATATTATCCTGCTGAAAAGACTGTGGGTTATACCCATCAGTGGAAAATCAGCAAAAGCGGAAAATATATGGGCGTTGGCGTTGATTATGATACAGACGACCAGCGTGTGATGGCCAAAGTCACGTATTCTTGGTGACAACACAAAGATTAATATATTTATGGACAGACTGAATATGTTTAGATGGTGCCGTAGTGGCCATGAATAATTATTCAGTCTGACCAAGAAAAAAATAAGGAGTGATTTTTTATGAAGTTGTTCATCTCACAAGGCATGCGAGGAAAGACCGACGAAGATATTTTGGCAGAACGCAACAAGGCTATTGAAATAGTCAGAGAAATGTTTCCAGACAATGAAGTGGAAGTATTAGATTCGTTTTTTCAGGGTGAAGAAGAACCAGCCGATGTTAAAGCTAGCGGGCTATGGCTTTTAGGCAAAAGTTTTCAGTTTCTTGCAAAAGCCGATGTTGCTTATTTTGCAGAGGGGTGGGAGGCTTACCGAGGCTGCCGCTTAGAGCATTTGGCTTGCTTGCGATACGGAGTGGAGTGTATCAATTACGATGGAGGTTATCATGGCAAAGGATTGGAGTAATTGCAAGACAATATACACCATAGGTGCCACGAATCACTCGGAAGAAGCACGAGCCAGCGAGGATTACTATGCCACGGAGCCAAAGGCTGTTGAGGTACTGCTAGAGGCAGAGAAGTTCTGTCCTGTTATTTGGGAACCAGCATGCGGTGAGGGACACATGTCAGAAGTTCTCAAAAAGCACGGGCACATCGTCACAAGCACTGACCTTGTAGATAGAGGTTATGGCGATATATCAGATTTTCTAAATAGCGATTTTAAGGTGGAAAAATGCGATATAATCACAAATCCGCCTTATAAATATGCTTTAGAGTTTTGTCAAAGGGCTATAGATGTGCTTGATGATGGGCATAAAGTGGCTATGTTTCTAAGGTTGCAGTTTTTGGAAAGCAAAAGAAGAAAGCAATTTTTCTTAGACAATCCTCCTAAAATAGTCTATGTCAGCTCATCAAGATTGCATTGTGCTAGAAATGGCAATTTCTCAGATGCAACAGGAAGTAAAAGCAATGCAGTAGCTTATGCATGGTTCGTGTGGGAAAAAGGGTATCAGGGTACTACAAGCCTAAAATGGATAAATTAGGGGGATATATGGAAAAAGAAATAGCTAAAATGGCAACAGTGTTGGCTATAACAGTCAATATGCAGAAAAAGACAATTCGCTGGCTTACCATAGCACTTATCATTTCGTGTGTGGCGACATGTGCAACATCGATTTGTCTAATTCGTGTTCTATCAAACACACAGCCTAGCATAAAAACTTCTTGCCAGACTACTACGGTCAAAAGCAGGATAAGTAAAGCTAACAGCGTTGAAACTACCAAGGAAAAGGTGGTAATAGAGGGGTGAGAAAATGTTATTCAGCAGAAAAATTGCGAGAGCTTTTCTCACAGACTCCACATTAACTGATTTTAGGCAAATAGTAGAGGAAGCCAAAATACCAGAACCGTATCGAAAGATTCTGGATGCCAAGTTCATATATGGCAAGAGTGTAAATGCTATTGCTATTGAATACGGATATTCGATTGAAACAGTTAATAGAATTATAGCCAATGGCTACGACAAAGTTTATAAAGCACTTAACAGATAGAAAGAGGGACACCTGCCTGATTGGTAGATGTCCCTCTTATTTTATTTCTGCACTAATGCGATTTTGGCTATATTGCCATTTTCATCAATGCAATCTTCATATCCTATGATTTTTCCACTATACTCGCTAGTATTCAGCTTTGCTCTAATAGCTTCAATACCAGCTTTGTTATACCTGAATGTTTCCACCTGCTTGCCCGAATATCTTGACTTATCGTAGAACCACTTGCCATACTGTTCAGTTTTCAGGTTATTCTGCTTGGCAATGGTTCCAACCCTATGAGCAGATATTCCCAGTTGTTCACCAACCTCGGTAGCAGTATAGGTTTTTTCATCTACTTGGGGAAGCGTAAATACTTCTTTTCCTGCCAAGGTGTTAGCAGCATAGGCATTGCAGATTTCCTTGTAGGTAGCTATGCCTGTGTTGCTTGCAATTTTTAGCCACAGAGAAGCTGTACGCCCTCTTGCATTTTCCTTTTGAATAGCAAGCCTTTCTGACTGATATTCAGTTAATGGCTTTACAGTATAACTTCCTGTCCTACGAATAGATGGCAACACCTCGGAAGTTACCCAATGCTTGAACTCTTTAGCACGGGGAAGTTTGGAGGAGAGGATTAGGGAGTACAGCCCTGATTCATTGATTATCGTGACATTCTGCTTACCAGAGGGGGTGTCCAGTTTTTGGACACCCTTATCATCATCTTCAACATGGCTGGCTATCCCTTGTCGTGGATTGCCATAACCAAGAATATGAGCTACATCGTTGCCTACAAACCATGGTTCGTTGTTAATATTAACAACTCTAATGTTACCAAACTCATTGTTCACAAAAATTTTCAAATTATTATCCATTATGCAATTTTCCCTCTTTCATTACACCAAAAGGTCTGCTATAATAGATTTAACAAGACCTTTCGGTTTTGGTGCAGGTGGTTCATTATCTCTTGGCGGGGGCGATGAACCACTATTTTTGTTGTAGCAAAAGCATTATTCCTTGTCTTATAGCACCTGCCTTTGTTAAATTATGCTTTTGGGCATACTGGCAGAGTAATTCGCTTGTGTGTCTATCGACTCTTACTTTCAGGTCTACATCTTTAGGATTTTCAGCTTTTGGTCTACCCATTTTAGGACTCATTAATCAAACACCTCCTTTTATGAGTACCAACAACACATATTATATTTATCTGACCTCAAAAAGTCAAGTATTTTTTACCACCGCCCAGCAATGGTTGGATGGTGGCATTTTTTATTGCTCTAACAGTTGCTTCTTTTTCTTGTTAAATTCGCTCTGTGTTATTGCTCCCATATCCAGCAGTTGCTTATATTTCAAGATTTCATTAGCAGGAGAGTTTTGTCCGCCAAAATCATTAGTCATTTTGCCAGTGTTTCTTTGTTCATTGCAAATAATTTCTAATTTAGACATAACATCTTGAGCTTCTTTATATGCTTCCTGATATGTACTACTATCAGTTTTTGCTTTTATATCAAGGAACTTAATATACACAGCGGGGGCAAAATCACCTTTTACTGTAATTTTCAGTTCCAATTTTTCACATATATTTCTTGTTCTTCTGTCCGCAGTTACACCACCAACAATTGCACCTCCAACACCTAACAAGGCACCACCAACAACTGCCCTACCTAAACCACCGCTTGTAATCGCTTCATTATCAGACAATAATTCATAGCCAACAACATCGTCATACTTTAATGTTTTAGACTTTGAAAATAATTTAACAGACGGCATTATATAGATTTTTTGTACAGAATCAGAAAACACTATTCTGTTATAGGCAGACCACAACATTACACCTTTACCCATAAAACCTATACAATCTTCTTTTGTATGCTCTTTTGAAACATAACAGCCTAGTTCAATCATCTTCTTACGACAGTTGAAACAAACATATTTGTCGTTTTTTATTTTTCTGCTTTTCAGACCACTTGTCTTACCACCACAAATAACACATTTCTTATTATCTTGAAAATATGAAAATAGTCCCATAATAACACAGCCTTTCTATACTTTTTACATAATTATATCACAAAATTCTTAGGTATGTATTTTTTTGACATTTTTTAGACAGAAACACGACACTTTACAAACATCAATAGCTGATACAATATAAGCAAGAGGTGATTGAGATGTTTGGATATGGTGCTCCTATGGGTTTGCAACAGCCGCCATCAGGACGATGGATAATGGTAAATTCATTTTCAGAGATACAGAGTGCTCCTGTCCCGATGGACGGAAGTCAGACAATATTTATGCTTGCTAATGAACCTATTTTCTATGTTGTCAGCATAGTAAATGGACAGAAAATGTTACAGCCATACACATTTACTGCTCTTACACAGGAAAATAGACCGACACCACCTGCCACATTAGAAGATAGGATGGACAATTTGGAACAGAATGTGGCAAAGATTGCAGAGTTATTAGAAAGGAGTAAGCAAAATGAATCCAATATTCAGTCAAGCAATGAGAAGCCAGCCAACACCGCAGGGTTCTCTAAAGAACATTCTAAATACCAAAAATCCTAGAGAGAGTGCTCTAAAAGCCATCGCCAATATGACACAGGAGCAGAGGACACGTTTTCAGGCTCTAATGCCTATGGCATACCAGATAGCAAACAAATTCGGTATTAATTTTGATACAGTTGCAGCTGAAATAAATAATTTCAAAACGAAAGGGTGATAACGATGGACGACAATCTGATTGGCAACATTTTAGGCGGTCTTATCAATCGTGATAACGACGGTTTTCAGAATGGTGGCTGGTGGATTATTCTGCTGATGATATTCTTCTGGGGCGGTAACGGCTTTGGCGGTTGGGGTAACAGAGGGATGCAGCCACCTATGCCTCCACAGAACTATGCTACCCAGGCTGATGTAACCAATGGCTTCAACTTCAATAACCTCCAGAACGATGTTCGGGGAATTGAAAGAGGACTGTGTTCCAACGGCTATGAAAATGCACAGCTCATTAATAACGCCACAACTACCCTTACTGGACAGGGACAGCGCATCGGCGAAGCTATCATGCAGTTAGGTTTTGACAATAAGTCCTGCTGCTGTGAGACGAATAGGAATATAGATTCTGTTCGTTATGAAATGGCAAAGAATACCTGCGATGTTGTAACGGCTAATACCGCCAACACTCAGAAGATTCTTGACAGACTCTGCCAGATGGAGAGCAATGCAAAGGATAACACCATTGCACAGCTCCGTACCGACTTGCAGGCAGCACAGCTGACACTTGGCAATAATGCACAGACTCAGGCATTGATTGGTGCATTGAAGCCATATCCTCAGCCAGCTTATGTTGTTTCTAGTCCTTACGCAACCAACTATGGTGGCACAACCATTCTCTAACCCATAATAGAGTGCACATCCGCACCAACAAAAGCAGGAACATTGCTAAAGGGCGGTGCTCCTGCTTTTTCTATTTTTCTATGAACATTTCGTGCGTATGCACGGAATGGTGCAAAACACCTTTTTACAACCATTTTCGTGACATCAAGAAAATGGTATACCAACTTTTTTATGACCATTTTGTCGAGATCAGCAAAATGGTTATGCAGTATATGCGTATTATGCAACAACTGATTTACAATACAAAATATTATAAGGAGTGATTCTCATGTTGGAAGCAAATTCCCAGACACTAACAGTAACAACTAACACCAATATTACATTTGCCAATAAGAACTTGCAGACAGGAGTAACGGCTGTTTTAGGCAACGATAATGCCACTGTAAGCCTTAACAGGGCAGGTATCTATAGAGTGGATTTTACAGCCTATGGCGCAAGCACAGCTGAGGGCACTATTGGGGCACAGCTCTATGCCAATGGCAATGCTGTGAATAGAGCTTCGTCTGTAGCTACCACAGCAGCAGGAGCACCGCAAAGTATCAGCTTTGCCGCATTGGTAGCTGTAGGCAATACTGTCCAGGGGCAGACAGCCACCATTAATGTACGCTATACAGGCAGTGCGGGCATTTTGAACAATGCAAATCTCATTGTTACCAAAATAGCGTGAGGTGATTAACATGACACCAGAGATAAAGGCGATGTGGCAAAAGGTACTTGTACATCAATTGCAGGGAGTAATGTTTCATCAAGAAGTATCACTGATATACAAAATGTTTGGTGATTGCAGTCATGAAGCTCGTAGGCATTACAAACAGTATATCAATGAAACACTGAATCATTATCAGACTTTAGAGAAAATCATTTGGGAGTATGGCGAAATTGTAAAACCTGTTCCTGCCAATGTAACCCCTATTAAGATATTTGAGCCTGAATTATCCGTAAAGCCGTTAGAGCGAGCCGAGCGCATGAAAGATATGCAGGTTATCAATTCTAAATGGAAAGCATGGGAGACGGCTACTGCAAAGCTCTATGAGGAGGCTATTGCTGTTATACCTAACTGTGGCTGGCTTAAACTCTTGAAATGCGGAGCAGAAAAAGAACTAAAGAATATCCACTAACCAGGACGAGGGAGATTTCAAAAAAATTTCCCTCGTTTTTTTGTTTTCATCTTGACTTATCGTGTAGCTTTTTTTATAATAAATTTGTAGATGAATAAAATACAATTTTATAAAGGAGGGTTTAGTTTGGAACGAAGAGAAGCAGTAAATGTAAAAATTCCAGCTAAAGACAAAGAAGTTGCTAGGAAACTTTGCAAGATACTCAATACAAACTACAGCACCTTGGTTTCAATTGGCTTTTATCTAATTTCTCGTTCTTTGGAGCGGGGTGAATTGAAAGCACCTTTGTCTAATTTTATTGTGGATTCGATAAAGGATTAATCTTGCCTTTTTGTAGCTAAAAACAGCTACACACCAGTAACAAGAATAGTAACATTTCATACTGGCTTGACGGCAACTTGGATTATTGTTAGTTTTCTAGGTTGTTCGTGACAGTGGGGTGCCACCACTTAAAAAACGGGGTTTAATTCCGCCCATGCAGAGAAGTGGATTCGCTGTAGTGTGATTGCCTAATGCTTGTGTCCACTACAACGTCAGCAGGTAAAGTGTTCCAAGCCTGTGTTAGACCTAAGTCTTGATAAGGGATATGGTAAAAGGGAACGGGGGCATCGTTAGAGTCGACACGATACTAACTAATGTCGAGGGGGTACATCAGATAGGCCAAAGCCAAACTGTCAGAGGCTCGATGACGACAGTAGAAAGATGTATATAGGTCACAAGCAGAACACGGAAACTTGAATGATGGGGCATCTAGGCAGACTACCTTTTTATCTCCTCGCAGGGGTAGTCTACCACAAAGCCGTTTCTTTCATTCCGAGGCAACTTAAAACTCTACAGCTTGGAAGTCAATACTAATTCGTAAAATGAGGTGGAAATATGAGGCAGGACGAGGATAACTATCATTAGATATGACATACTAGCTTTTTGAAAGAAAGTCAAAGGAGAAAACGATGGAAAATATTATTGATAAGCTAAACAGAGATGTGAGGAACGCAGCTGCCACATTATAATACTATGACAGAAACAGATGGCTAGAGTGAGCCATTACAGAGGATAGAAACATCTAAAATGAGCGAACCGTAATATGTGATAGTAACATATCGCTGGAGTGAGTCAAAAATAGTAGATAGTAACATAAACTTAGAATGAGCCAAAATGCATGACAGAAACAAAAGTGAAAAGCGAACCAAGGTTAACGAAAGTAACAACAAATGCGAGTGAACCATAATCCGAGACAGAAACAATACTATGGAGTGAATCGTTATACAAAAAAGCAAAGGAATGAAGAAAATGAATACTATTCGCAACGCATTTAGATTTCTGTTTCAGCCTATTCAGGTTGAAGCTAGATTCCCACTTATAGTATGGGTACTTTTGTTGATAGCAGTATTTATCGGCAAAGTCGAAATCGTATATCAGTGAAAGCAGGGGAATAGATGAACAAGCGTAAAAGAATGATTATAAGGGCGAAAACACAGATGATTATCAATGCAGACACCTTGGAAGAATCAGGCTGGTATCGCCGCATGATGGGTAAAAATGGAGCCGTGGACAAACTGATAGGGCTGATGGTCAAGGAGTTTAATCTAGCATGTGAGATTAAGCGGTAAAAGTCTACTGAAAGGAAGATGTGAAATGGGCAAGATAGACCACCCAGAATATTATAAATCCGGCGGTATAGAGGCAATTGATGTTATCGAGGATTGGAAGTTAGATTTCTGCCTGGGCAATGCTATCAAGTACATTGCCAGGGCTGGCAAGAAGTCTGACGATGTGAGAACAGATTTAGAAAAAGCTGCATGGTATATAAAAAGGCATTGGGATGGCGTGAAGAATGGGAATATTAGGCCTATAGAAGCGCAGACACACACTAAGTACCACATGGAAGATGTATGTGAGGCCTGGGGCATTACTGATGATATTCTATTTTTTGTAATGGAGATTTTGTATTTGCTGGTGGTGCCAAATAAGGAAGATGATTCAACATATGAGTCGAGCGTTGAGCTGGCTTATGCGCAACTTAACAATTGCATAGAGTACAATCTGGGTTCTTGGAAGCCTCGACATGGCGAAGTGTATTACACGCCGGATCCGTTCCGTGCAAAGATGTATGTAATGCACAAATGGATAAATCAGCCTTGTGATGAAGCTGCATACGCTAGAGGTATAGTCTTTAAAACGTGGAGGGGAGCTAGGGATATGTGTATAAAAATGGCAGAGCTTGCAAGAGAGGAGCGCTAAAATGATTCAGTTATCAGAAAATTGGAGATTAACAGCAGATGAAGTACACTTCATCTTGCAGAAGAAGAACATCAGAAAACAATCTGATGGCGGGGCAGAAGAAGTGTGGGTGAACAAATACTATTATCCCACATTGCAGATGGCATTGCTGGCACACATGACAAAGCAGACCAGAGCCAAGGTGAGAAACTACCAGCCTGATGAACTCCGTGAGATTGTAGACCACGTCGATGGTGTGTATGAGAAGCTGGCTAAATTGGCTGGAGAATGGCAGAGAAACATTGAGAGAGGTACAGAAAATGAGTGATTATGCGAACTATAAGG